GTCGGCACGCCGTTTTCGATGTTTGGCAGGCCGTTGGCGAGGTTGATGTAGAAGTCTTGCTTTGCATCCTCCGTGCCGAGGTTGGCGTGGGTGTGGGCCGTCGGCGTCCGCGCGTCGGAGAGCCGCGAGTCGTCGCCGGCCGCCACCGTGCCGGCCGCGGTGCCGACGTTGAGCGTCGCCGCGCCGCCGAGGCCGAGCATCGTCCGCACCCCCGAAGGTGTGGCTACGGCCAGATCTCCCAGGTCGGTCGTGACCACGAATCGCCCGGAGGTCGTGTTGTCGCCGATCCGGCCGTCGCTCGTGATGCTGCCGTGATTGTGATCGGCCGCCGCCAGAGCCGGCTTGTCCGTGATCCCGGCCCAGGTCGTCGTCCCGGCTGGCCCGGCCGGCCCTGTCGGGCCTGTCGCCGTCGAAGCGGGGCCGGTTGGGCCGGTTGCCCCGCCACCACCGCCACCTTCGGTCCACGTCGTCAGGTCGGACCCGAGCCGCCACGTCATGCCGGTCGCGGTGACGAACACCAGCATCCCCTGCTCGCGACGCGGAGCCGGGATCGCGTCGCGCTCGGCGTCGCTCGCGACCGTGCGATAGCCGCCCAGCCCGTAGGCCGCGGCGTGCGTGGGATGCACGTCGGCGGTGTCCAGCGGCACCACCGGGGCCACGACGTTCGTGCCCTTGATTTCGGCCATCACGCCACCTCCACGAGCACGGAGCCGGTGACCGGGTAGGTCGAGCGGTAGACGCGGTAGGGCCGCGACGACTGGCCGGCGAACGTGATCGACCGGCTCGTCAGCTCCAGGGCCGTCGTCCGGAAGCCGTTGACCGAGACCAGCGGCGTGCCGAACGACTCCGGCAGCACGACGTACACGTAGGCCGCGGCCGGCGTGAGCTGCTTCGCGAGCACGCGGTTGGTGCCCAGGTCGAGCGTCAGCTGTGCCGCGATCTGCTCGTCGGTGATCGCGGCGGCCGTGGACACGCCGATCGCACGCACCAGGAGCGACTCGTCGATCACGGCGGCGGCACCCTGCTTGACCATCGTATGAATCCGTCGGATCGCTTGGTTGCGGTCGGACCACCGCCAATGGTGCTGGGCACCGGGCGGGATCATCACCTCATAGGTCGTCTCGGCGTCGTACTCCGTGATCGCGACCACGTCGCCCTTCTTCGGATCCTGCGGCAACTCATCCCGGTGGATGAAGAAGTCGCGGGTCTCCATGCGGAGCACCGTGCCGGCCGCGTCCAGCGACTCCCACCGGCCGGTGACCACCGTGGCCTTGCAGGTCCGCGGCAGCCCAGCCAGCGGCCGGTACTCGACCTCCACGGCCAGGTGCTGCCGGCGTTGCTGCTCGAACCACGCCTCGCCGATGGCGATCATGTCCTGCATGTGTCACCAGCAGAGTGCCAAGAGGGGCGGGCACGGCCGGTAGCGTGGCCGTACCCGCCCCCTTGCGTGGGGTCGATCACGAGCCCGGCCAGAGGAGCACGGCCACCTGGCGATCGGTCGCCAGTCGGGGGCGGGCCAGGTAGCCGGCGTTGGTGCCGGTCGAAGCGTCGAACACGCCACTGGTGGCGTACCACTTGATCGCCGCCCCCTGGGCACCGGTCACGCCGGTGGCGAACACCGGGCCGGTGACGACGCAGTTGGTGTGAACCGAACCGAGCTCGTTGGCGACGATCGGACGATCGGCCATGGTCACGAGAGAACCGAGGACGACGATTTCGCCGGCCGCCACGCCCGTGGTGGGCGTGTAGTCCAGCTTGTTGCCGTCGGCGTAGAAGGAAGCCATCTGAAAAACCCTTTCGGAACTGATGATGGTGGATGGAACCCCGGCGGGCAGGCTTGGGCTCCTGCCCGCCGGGAACGATTACGACGTCACTGGTCAGGCCGTGGCCATCCGGTAGGCACCGCGGGCTTCGGCCTTGGCCACACCGTAGGAGAAGTGGCCGCGGACCTGGATGCCGAGCTGGTTGAAGTCCGCGTCGGCCTGCTGCACCGTCGGGAGACGGTTGCCGTTCAGGAACGCGACCTCCATGCAGGGCAGCTCGGCCGGGTTGGCGACCAGCCACCAGGTCGTGCCGGTCGTCAGGTACGACGACGGGACCACCTGGTAGCGACCCGCCAGCACGTTGACATTCGTGCGGGTCGTGGACTCGCCGGTGATGAGCAGCGAACCGCCCATCAGCTCGGCCGCGGTGATCTCCAGCTCCGGCGGCACGAGCAGCATCGCCGGGGTGATGCCCAGCGGGTTGCCGTCGGGATCCGTGAGCTTGCGGTACGACGCGGTGGCCGTCCGCAGGCTGGAGATCGAGAGGGCGTTGCCGGCCGCAGCCGACTCCGCACGGTAGAACGTGCTGTTGTTGGCCTGGAACTCGGTCCAGAAGTCCTTGTTGAGCTTGATCGCGGCACCGCGACCGAGCCGAGCAGGAACCTGGGTGAGAGCCCCGAGATCGTCGTTCACGATGTCCACCATCGAGATCGACGACATGCGTCCGGTCAGCTTCGCCCGGATCGTCCGGGTCTCGTCGCTGGCGTCCGCACTCTTGAGCTCGCCGGTCGGGCCGACGTCCTCGAAGTCGAACCCACCGTTGAGCCGCACGCCGGTGACAGCCTTGTAGTCGCTCACGGACCGGATCGAAGCGATCATGTCCCACGTCGATTCGACGGCGTTGTACCCCTGGAGCAAAAACTTGCCGTACGTGGCCGCGAGCACGTTCGCGATGCTGTGCGTCGCGAACCCGGCCGCGAGGATCTCACGGATGTTGCCGGCGTTGATCCGGTTGCCACCCGTGTAACCGTTGGCCCGAGCCGCTTCGACCAGCACCTCCCCGAGACTCGACTGGCTCCGCCGCTTGTCCGCCAGTTCGAGCGTCTTCGCGTCGAAGACCTTCTCGACGTTGGCGAGACCGCCGGCGAGGCACAGAGAAGCCTCGATCACCTGCGGGCTGTCGGCCCGCTCGGCCTGGACGTGGACCGCCGGAGCGGCCGGGCGCGAGGCCCGAACGTCCGCGAGCCGCTCGGCCCGGAGCTTCTCCAGGACGAGGTTCGCGACCGACTCGGCCGTCACCGCGCTGGAGCCGTCGGTGCCCTTGGCCTCGACGATCTGCTTCTGTTCCACGGCGACGATCGCCGGGGCTTCCGTCTGCGGCACGGCGGCCTCGACGGGCTTCTCGTTGAGCTGGTCGCTCATGGTAAGCACCTCATTCGCCTCGGCGGCGATCGCCGCGGACGTTCTGGCGTCCGCACCAAACAGAACCACGCTCGTCTCCCGGAGATCGGAAGCACGAACGACAGACACGGGTCCGGTGAAGTCGCGACCGTTCACGGTCACGGACCCACCGGCGTTGACGTTTTCGATGTTGGCGGCGTCGGCACCGATCGACGCCTGCAGCGGGATGCCGGCCCGGGCCAGCTGGGCGATCTTCTCCGGCACTTCGCCCTGGGTGAGCAGCTCGCCGCGGATGATGAGCTGCTGGCCGTCGTTGACGATCTCGGTGCTCCTGCCGATCACGGCGTCCAGCGTCCGCTCGTGCGACCACAGGATCGGGATCGACGCCTTGGCGGTGTCCATGCCGGCCAGGTCCACGACCAGCGGCGACCGGCTCCAGGTCTGCCGGATGGCAGCCCCGGTGTAAGCCACCAGCTCGAACGTCGGGGCACGGCCCTCGGCGGCCTCGATCCGCAGGTCGGTGGACAGCGTGATGCGGTTCGTCATGCGGTCTGCTCCTCGTCGGCGTTCTCGCGGGTCCAGATGCGCTCGGCCCACGCCCGGCCGGCGTCGCCGCCCCACAGGAGCCACGAGATTTCGGCGTTGGAGGGCGGATCCTCGCCGTGGTTGTCCTTGTAGGCCGCGTGCCGGGCGAAGAACGAAACCATCCGGGCGATCGTGTCCAGCGGGAGCGACCGGCCGCCCGCGATGTCGCGAGCCCGGGCGATGCCCACCGCAGTGCCGCCGCGGCCGTATTTCGATCGCAGCTCCAGGCCGCGCCGGGCCGCGGACCTTGCGGCCTGCGGCGGCCGGTAGCCGTCGGCGGCTTCGATGTCGGTGTCGCCGGCGTCGGCCGCGACGGGTTCGCCCATCGAAATACCCAACTCACGCTCCAGCGTCTTCTCCACGGCCCTCTGCCGCAGCACCTGCCGCCAGTCCTTGTTGCGCTTCTGGCAGACCTCGGCGATGGTCGTCGTGTTGGCCGCGAGCATGGCCGCCTCGGCGTCGGCCTCCTTCAGTGGATCTACGTGCTCGAACCCGTCCCACGTCCAAGTCCAGTTCCACTCGGCGACCGGCGGCAGCCCGTCGGGGATGAGACCCGGCACCAGGGCGGCCTCCTCCAGCCACGCCACGAGCAGCGGGTCGAGGAACACCCGCTCCATGTCGTTGCGTTCGACCGAGATCCGCTTGCGGTAGACCAGGTAGTCGCCCCGCATCGACGAGTAGTTCGCGGTGGACGAGTCCATCGCGGCCACGATGTAGGGCATGTCGATGCAGCGGCTGATCTCGTTGAGGAGCCGACGCACGAACGAGTCGTAGCTGCTCGTCGGGTGCTCGGCCTTCATCTGCACCGGCTCCCAGCCGTCCGGGGCGGCGATCGCCATCCCCCGGGTGATCGGCATGGTCTCCAGCGTCTCCAGCGACGCGGCCCCGCCGCCGTCGGCCGGCATGGTCGTCTTGAGAATCGCGGCGAAGTCGGCCGCGGTCTCCGCGGCGGTCACGGTCGCGAGCGTGAACCGCCGCAGCATGGCGAACAGTTCGAGAGCCGGGGCGATCTCCGGCACACCGCGGTGCTGGCCCGGGCGGGTCGCGTGGAACCAGTGGTGGACCTTGTCGGCGGCGTGCCACCGGCCGTCGAGCGTCCAGCCGGGCGTGAGCGAGCCGGGGTGGTTGCGGGTGAACCAATACCGGGCCGGGTTGCCGTCGTCGTCGAACTCGACGCCGTCCACGTCGGTCTCGGTGGGGAAGCCGGTGGGCGACACGCAGTGGTCGCTCTCAATCAGCCGCAGGTCCACCTGCACGCCCCGGAGCGAGCGGTTGGTCACCTGCACGCCGAACACTTCGCCGTCGCCGACCCGCGCGTGCTTGGCCACGCGGAGCTTCTTCGCCAGGTCGATGTTCACCGACCAGTCGTAGACCGCCAGCTCGATCCGGCGGACCAGCTCCGAGTCGGCGTCCGGCCCGAGATCCAGGTGGAGCCGGGGGCCGGTGCCGACCAGGTCGTGCGACCAGGTGGACGCCATGCCAGCGGCGTAGGAGTTGTTGGCCAGCTCGTACCGGGCACGAGCACGCATCCGCTGCCGGACGGCCGGGGAGAGGGCGGCGTCGGCGGAGTAGTAGTCGGCGAGCGCCCAGTGCCGGCGGTTCAGGTCGGTGGTCTGTGCGGCGTCGTACTTCGCACGCACGAGCGTCGCGATCGCGGCCTGCTGGGTCGCGATCGTGCTCTGCATCGTGGCCCGGGATGGCCCGAGCAGTCCGGAGAGAATCCCCATCAGCCGTTGGCCCCCGGGGATTCGATCTGCGCGAACCGCAGCGAGCGAAACGGCGAGACCGTGCGGGCCTGGGCGTCGATCACGAACCGGGCCGCGGCGACCTGCTTGTCGAGGTCGTGCTGCTCGACCTCACCGGCGTCGGTGCGGGCGCGCTTCGGCTGGGCGAGATTCGCCGCAACTGCGTCGAGCACTTCGTCGGTCGTCGCCACTGCCACACTCCGGTGAGGGGCGCGGGATTCGCGTCCCTACCAACAGTGTACCAGTGTTCACGTACCGATCGGCCCGTCGAGCCACTCGATCCAGATGACTTGATCCGCCGCGTTGATCTCGTCGTCCAGCTCGTCGAAGAACTGCTCGTCGAGATACGCTGGCATGGCGGGGTCTCCTTACCGCCATTTTACCCCTGCCGACCTGTCGCCCTTCGACCCGATCGGCGACATGAAATCGCGTCGTGTCGCCGGGGGCGACGGGTGTGCTATGCGGCACTGATAGCGGCGGCGGCGAGCGTCACGCGGCCGTGCGGCGCGGAATCGGCGGGGTGATATGCGGCAAGGGGGCTGCTATCGAGAACCGCAGAAACACTGGTTATGCCTTCTCGCAGTCGCTCGCTGCGTCAATCAGGGCTCGCCCCAGTTCGCGGGCCAGTCTCGGCGTCATGGACAGGCTCAACTTGCCGTACCACTCGTCGCTCCCCTCGCCCGGCACTGTGCGCAACTCCACGCATCCAGGGTCATCGGGAAACGGGCCGACCTCAACGAAATGCTTGCCGCTTTCGTCAAACACTCGGCGGATCACATCAGTGCTGGGATCGCTCATGCTTGTCTCCTTTGTACTCCTATCCGGCATAACCACGCGATGCAGCGGACGAGCCGCTGATCGCTGGCGTTCTCAGCCCAACCGTTCCAGCAACGCGCGTAGTGTGGCGTCGAAGTCCTCGTGGCATGGCAACAGGCACCGCCTTGCAACCGCAATCGCCTCCCGCTCCGCGTCGGAGAGCGTCAAGTTTTCTTGCGACAAAACCTGACTCGGCGACTGCGACCTCCACGCCTTATCGACTTGATGAAACCCATTCAGCAGCAGCGAACGCACGTCCATCGGCGCGAGCCGGTCGGCGGCCTCGGTCGCCTCTTTTCTGGTCCGCGAAGTTCGCACGATCGCCCCTAGCTCCGCGAGCCGGTGACGCAACTCAACTATCTCGTCGATGGCCGCAGAAATGGCACCGGCCGGATCATCTTCGCTGATCTCGCGGTCCACCCATCGGCGAAGCCTCCACACGATGTCGTCGCTCATCGCCGCCACCGCACCGTCACGTACGTGCCCACGAACGCCCCCGCCGCCAGCGGCACCAGGTACGCGATGTTCTTCGAGAACGTCACCACCCCGTACGCGAGCAGCGAGTAGATCACCGCGGAAAGGGCCGCGGCACGGACCGCCCGCCGGTCACCGACCGCGATGATGTATGCCGCGTAGAGCACGTCGATGACGACGTACGTTGCGAACACCAGCACGGCGGTGACCGGCGAGAAGTCGTGCATCAGCGATACCTCACGACCGCGAACCAGCCGCGACGCAGCGGGCTCCACGCGATGCCGATGTCCGTCGGCGTCCGCCGGCCCCAGTAGCAACACGACCGCTTGGCGTGCTCGGCCGAGACGGTCGAGAAGCCGATGCCCTCGGTCTGGCCGCAGCCGGTATGCACGAGCGCCCCGCGGCGGGCCAGCACCACGGCCGCGTCCTGGGCCGACGACTGCACGACCGTCACCGGGCGACGGCTCACGATCACCGTGTCCTGGGCCACGGCCGACGACGCGAGCAGCACCACGAGCAACGAAAGAAAACGCATCAGAGACTCCTTTCAGAATGGGAGACCATCGAACCTCCCGCAGTCTGCCCGGTGGTGAACAGGTGTCAACCTCGGTTCATCTGCCCATCTTGCCCATGATCGCCGCACGGCGGGCCGCCATCTCCTCGCGGGTGATGACCTTTCGCACGGGCTTGACCACCTCGGCCCCCACGGCCGTCACGCCGGAGTAGCTCGCGGCCACCGCGGCACCGACGAGACAGTCCCACCAGTGGTTGTCGCGGCCCGGGATCAACTTCCACTCGTCCACCGTCCGCATCTTCGACTCGACGCGAACCGGGGCCTCCGCCGACAGGTGCTCCACGAGCATCTCGTGCGAGCCCGCGTGGACGGTAAACGCTTGCGGGTCGGCGGCCGGCAGCTTGAGCCGGGACGCCACGAACGTCTTCCATGCGTTCGTGTCGTAGAGAACGTGCCGCTGCTTGCCGATCGTGCTCGTCCGCCAGTTGTGCCCGATCCGCTCGCCGCGGTCCGGCCGCTTGTCCGAGATCGTCTGGCCGCTCGCACCCACGAACCGGCCATGGGTCGGCAGCACCCGCGGCCCGAACGACGACCGGCGGGCGAAGTCGCGGACGACGCCCTGCGTCTGTGCCCAGTTGGCATCGACGAACAGCTGCCCCACCCGCAGCACCGCGTCGTCATCTTCTCGGGTGAACTCCCGGCCCAGCAGCGACGCCGCCACGGCCTCAAGCCCCGCGTGGATCGCGGCCTCCAGCGAAGCCCCGCCGGCAGCCTTCACGAGCGTCTTCTTCGAGTCGCGGAGCGTGTAGTAGCTCCGGCCCTGCTCGGGGTAAGCCCCGTACGCCACCAGGTGCCCGCGGAGCTGCGAGCCCCATGCCACCACCGCCCAATACAGGAGCTTCTCCTGCACGTCCACGAACGCCGTGAGCGTGTCGCACCCACGCGGAACCACGCCCACGGGTATTTCGATGGCCCGGCCCCGGACCTCGTCCGGGGAGATCCCCAGCGACTCCGCCGCGTTCTTGAGGGGGGCTTGTTGAAACTCGCTCGCGAACACGTCCGGCCCGTCGTCGATGAGGGCGTTGTATGCGTGCTGGATCGCGGAGACTTCAACGTCCGGGTCGAAGCACGACGCCCACGACACCAGACAGCCGCGGTCCATCTCGTCGCGGTTGGCGGCGTAGAACTCGTTGGCCTCGCGGTGGGCTCGGGCCTGGTCGCCCACCACGTCCTTCGCGAACGTGCATCGCAACTCGCGATACCGCTCCATCCACAAGTCTTCGTGGCGGTCGGCGAACTGCCGGACCATCGGGATCCGCTCGCCCTGCCACGCCGGGTAGCGGCCCTGGTCGAGCAGCTGGTCCACCATGTCGTCCTGCTCGATCACCGTCGCGTTGACCACGCACGCCATGCTCTTGGTGTGACCGGCGAGCTTCATGACACTTTTGGTTAAGATCTCCAGCCGGGCCTGGCACTGCACCGGCGACCTGGCCGACTCGCGGGTCTGCGGGTCGTCCACTATCGTGAAGTCGGGCCGCAGCTGGTGGCCCTCGGGCGTTTTCCACCGGAGCCCAAGGATCGAGCCGGTGAGCCCGCGGCTCATGATGATCGCCCCGCTTGACACCGACCCCTCGATCGTCGGCAGCACGAGCGTGTCTTTCTTCCAGCCGATGTGGGTCCGCTTGCCGTTGTGGGTCTGCGAGTTGCAACGCTGCGCCTTGCCCTCAAGAGCCCGCACCGCGTGGCACACCTCTGGGAAGTCGTCGTAGAGCAGGTCGTTGTCGCTGAGCTCGGTGCGGATCGAGTTGATTGCCTTGGCGGCCAGGTCGCTCTCGGCCGCGAAGATCCCGCCGAACCGGCGGTGGCCGTAGAGCACGGCCCACATAAGCGCCAACTCGCTGATCGTGCTCTTAGAAAAACCGCGGTAGACCGCGTTCACGAACCGGCCGCCGCGCGTCACGCAGTCCTGGATCCGCGAGATCACCCGCTTGTGGTCGTCGCTGAACGGCGACAGCCCGGTGGAGTACGGGAAGTAGGTGACCAGGAACCGCTCCAGGTCGAGCCGGCACGACTCCCGCCGGGCGGCGTCCACCACCTTCGGGATCTCGCCGATGTCGGCCCCGCGGCGCGTACGCTCGCGGGTCCGCTCCAGGTCGAGCAGCCGCTTTCGCTCTGCGGCCTTGGCCGGGTCAGCCGACGGCGGACGTCCCATGACACCTCTCGTACCAGTGGCAGAGCAGCACCGCGTCGGCACGCCCGTCGTCCTTCACGCGGGCGAATAGATCCGCGTGCTTCGGCCAGAGCCGGGCCGCCGCGGCCCGGTGGCTGCCCTTGTCCCGGCTCACGCCCAGTGCCTTGGTCCACACCTGCGGGCGGACCAGCGTGTGCGGGATCGCGAGCCCGGCCAGCACGCCCTCGACCACGCCGAACGACCGGCCGAAACTGAACGCGGACGTGGCCCCGGTGCCCTGCACGCCCTGGACGTGCTCCAGCACCGCCATCTCGACCTGGTGGCCGGCCTGCAGGATTGCCGCGAGGGCGGTGGTAAGCCCCGCCGGGTCCACCCGCCGCCGGCCGTTGATCTCAACGGCCGGCATCTCCCGGCACGCCACCTGGCCGTCGCCGATCACCGCGATCGCCCCGGTGATCCCGGGGTCGATGCCGATCAAGAGCCCCATGAGTCCCTCACGATCCGGATAGTCCGGGCCTTGCCGTCGTGCCAATCGACGACCCCGTCCCGCCGGAGCCGCCACATTTTCGCCGACACGTCGCCCACGTTGACCCCGATCTCGTCGGCCAGCTCGCGAAACGTCGGGGCGTAGCCCTGCGAGTCGCGGAGCGATCGAAATACTTCGAGCAGCTGCCGCTGGGCGACGGTCGTGCCCTGCGAGCGGGCGGCGAGGATCGAAGCGGCGGAGAGTTTGCGGGTCATGGGGCGGCTCCTGCGGCTTGGGCGTCGAGCCGGGCGTGCTCCGCGGCCCGGCGGGCCGCCTCCCGGGCCAGCGTCGCGGCCTTGGCGGCCTCGAACGCCGGGTCGATGCGGGGCGGGGCGGGGGGTGGGGCCGCCCTTGCGCCCGTCTCGCGGTGCGTGCCGCCGCGGTCCTGGCACTTCGAGAGCCAGATCGTGGTCAGCCACTTCCGCCAGTTGGATTTCGCGGCCTTCTTGGGGTTGGCCTTCAGCCACTGCGTGGCCCTGGCGAGCTCGATGTCCAGGTCAGCCGCCGGGTAAGCCCGTGACCATTCCGCACGGTCAGCGTCGGTGATTCCCTCCCACCCGTGCTCCGCACCCCACCGCAGGGCGTCGGACGGCTTCGAGCCAGACCGCGGAGCGGGCTTGCTCGGAGCACTCCAAGCAGAAGGACTAGAGGTAGAAGGACTAGAGGAAGAAGGGTATAAGGCGCAATTCGCAGGGAAGTTTCCCGGCTCACGCGCCGGATTTCCCGGCTTTGCGTTTTCCCCGCGAGAAACCGCGGTTTCCGCCGATTCTGAGGGTGGCGGCAGCCCTTCGCTGCGTTCGTCAGGGTGGCACCGCTGGTGCTCGCAGAACTTGGGGATCTCCAACACCCTCATGTCGCCCGATTCGTAGGCTCGGACGAAGCCCCGGTCAGCCAGCTGCTTGAGCAGGCTGGCGATGTCGCAGTTGTCGTATGGGAACAGCTCGGCCTTGATACGCAGCGGCCTGCACTCCAGGCGGCCGTCGCGATCGGCGAGCGTCCATAGGCCGACGAACAGGAGACGAGCCATCGGCTCGCACTCGGCCAGAAACTCGTTCTTGAAGAACGCCGGTTTGATGCTACGGGCTCGTGCCATCCGTGGCCTCCCTTCGACAAGCCATTTCAATGGCCCATGCAATGCTCGATGACTTGATCCGGCATCCGGTTCCGTTTTGCATGAGATGAAGGCCGACGCTGTGCTCCATCAAATAGTCAAACTTCTGTCTGTTGAATCTGGAGAGATCGCATCCGCGAGACACAGCTGCCATTGCCGCCCGCTCGAACTTGAGTGTTCCGTAGAACATTGACTTCGTTTCTTTTATCCATCTCCAAATCTCCGATGGATCTGTAACGTCTGGCGCCTCGTCGTGGCACTCACAGCAAAGCGGGAGCGTATTCTCTTGCCCGTCGCCACCACCGAACTGCTTCGCGACTATGTGGCATTTCTGCAGTTTTCTTTTCGAGCCGCATCGCCAGCAATGCTCCATCGCATCAGACCAATCAACTCCGATTTCAGATTCGTCGAATCGTTCGCACCAATAATCGACGCATAGGCGTATCCATTGCGGCACCTTGTCTGCCATCACGCCACCCTCCACAAGCTCGCCCCGCCGTCCCGCGCCACTCTGCCACCCAGTCACCCGTGAGCAGTGGGCACACCGCACACCGCATCCGCGATCCGCTCCAACGCTACGGCAATCCGCTCGGCGCAGTCGTCGAGCACCACGACACGAACGGCAGACCCGGCACGCTGGTCGCGGTCACCTTCGGCCGCCACCCGCCCGTCCCGCTTGGCCTGGCATCGCTCCAGCAGCGCCTTCGCCGCTACCGGGTCCACCCACACCGGCCCGATCCGAAACTCGCTGGTCGTTCGCACCAACTTCACGGCCGGGATCACGTCCGCGTTGTGGGCGTCGCTGAGAATCTTCTGGTCGGTCACGCTGTCTGTGATGTCCGCGATCCGCACCCAGCCGTCCGGCACGTCCGCCAAGTTTGTGATGATCTTCGCCATCGCTACCTCCTTGCCTCGGTATTTCGATACTCACACTCCCCCGCCGCCACATCGCGCCCGGTCCGCTCGATCCGCCCGCCGTCCCGCAGCTCCTTGAGCCGCTTGCTCACCTGGGCCACGGTCAGCCCGGCCCGGCGGGCGATCTCGGTCTGCCCCGCCGGCCCGGCCGCGAGCGCCTCGACGATCGCGTCCCGGTGGCCGCCGGCCGTCTTCGCGGCCCGCTTGGCAGCCGCGTGCGATGTCGGCGGGTCGCTGGGGCGGGCTCGCAGCTGGGCGAACAGCGGCCCGGTGTCGCAGGGCGGGATGAAGAAGTCGTTGCTCATGCCACCACCTCCACCATCGACTTGGCCGCAGCCACCACCGCGTCGCGGTGCTCGTCGGTGTAGTGCCAGTGCCCGTACCGCTTGACCGCCGGCTTCGGCAGGTGCCGGATCGCCCTGCGGACCTCGTACCGCGTCATCCACCGGCCGGCCGCGGCAGCGGCATCCTGCAGGTCGGACAGCCGCAGCCAGTCGCGGATGTGGTCCTTGCGCATCTCGCTGAACGTCATGATGTGCTTGACGGCCATGGCTACTCCCACTCGCTTTTGTTCGAGTGCGGGATCTGCGAAAAACTCTCGCCACCCGTCAGCCGGGCCAACTTCGACGCGAGCCGGTTGTTATCGACGCGAAGGTTGAAGATCTCGGCCCGTGCCTTCTCCAACTCCGTGCCGAGCTCCGCAGCCCACGCCGCGGCCCGCGGTCGCCCGCAGCTCCGCAGGAACGATGCCACCCCCGCGGCCTTGATCGGCAGCGGCTCCATGTCTCTATGCCAGTCGTGTCCCATCGCTATCACCCTCCCTGTGTGTGGTGCCGCGTGTCGTGCGGCGGACGGTCGGGGCACCGGCTGGAGAACGTCGCCAGCCCCCGGCAGCGGAGTTACGTCGCGACCCCCGCGTGCGCTCTCCCCGACGCCGGAACCTGTGCAGCGTCTGCGGCCGGGAGCGGCCGCTGGATCGTGGCGACCAGGTCATCGACCCGGCCGCGGAGTCTGGACAGCGTCGCGAGCACCGACAGGTCGGCCTCGCGTGGCGAATAGTGCCACTCGCCGGTCATGCTCAACATGAATGAGCCGCCGAGCATCCGCACGAACCGCTCGCCGTCCACGATGATCGAATCGCCCTGCTCGCGGACGATGGTTACGTTGAAGTCGTAGTCCACGTTGACCCGCGATCGAAATACTGGCGTTGCCATGGTCTCGTCCTTGATGGTGGTGGTGGTCAGAAGGGGATGTCGTCGTTGGGCATCGCGGCCGCCGCGTCGGCCTTCTGCGTCGGCGTGCGGGCCGGGCGGTCGCGGATCTCCTTGGGCAGCGGGTCCGCGTTGGGCTTGTAGCCCTTTATCAGCACGTAGTCGTTGCCCTTCTTCGACAGCGAAATGACGCTCTCGAACGTCACGACGCAGCCCTTCAACTCGCTCTCGTCCCAATCGCCCCGCGGCGGGTCGATCCGGGCCGACCGGCAGAGCGCCTCGATGGTCGCCCGGCGGTGGCAGGGGATCGTGTCGAAGACGGCTTTGATGCCCTTCTTCACGTCGAGCCGCACCGTCAGGCACATGCCCTTGGGGTTGGCTTCACACTCCGCCCACTCCTTCGGCTGCATCTTCAACCAGCCGATCGTGGCCGTGTGGGCACCCTCCGGGCAGAGCTGCTCCACCACGCCCGACTCGCCCTCATCGACCGTGCCGAAATCGTCCCAGTTCATGTCGTAACCTCTGGTGCGTGTGTCTCACCGATCCGAGCCGGCCGCGCCGACTCTTTCGCCAGTGCCGTGCCGATCACCGTCGCGGCCCGGTCGTAGCTCATGCCGCCCCGCTTGAACGCGGTCACGGCGTCCTCGATCACCTGCATCACCGATTCGTGGGCGGTCTGCTCGTCCCGCTCGACCTGGGTGCCGGTCATGCTGTGGCCTCCTGCGGCTGGATCTCGTCGTGCCGGCCCGCGATCATCTGCCGCAGGGCGTCGGCCTGGTCCGGCTGCAACTTGCCCGACGACTCCGCGGCATCCACGTCGTCCCCGATCGCCCCAAGGGCTTCGACAGTCGCGGCCTCGCGGACCCGGTCCCGCCACGACCGCGGCTTCGGCAGGGCGAACAGCGGGGCAAGGGCCGCGATGTCCATGGGGATCTCGGCCGGGAGACCGCAGCGGTTTTTCGCGTCCCACGCCGCGGCCCGCTCGGTGTGCAGCACCCGCTCCTTGCCGCCCTTGGCCCGCGTCCGGCCGTCCTGGCCCTCGACCAGCCGCGTCTTGTAGTTGGCGAACAGGATCGCGTCGGCCCATTCTTTGACGAGCGGCCCGCTCTGCTTGGTCAGTTTCAGCTCGAAGCGGTCGTAGCCCTCGTCCATGTCCGGCGGGCTCGTGCGGGCGACCTTGGTGTGGGCCACGAGCACGACGTTCATGCCCTTGCCGACGATCACGTCCAGGTCGTCGAGCAGCCGCGACACGGCCTCCGCGACCATCGTGTAGCCCTTGCCGAAACCGAAGTCCTCGATGCTCCGCTTGTTGGCATCTTTCAAGAGCTTCTCGATCAGCAGCCGCTCGGCCCAGTCCATCGAGTCGATCACGATGCTCTGAAACCCCTGCGTGTCGCCCGCGATCTCGACCAGTGCGGCCTTGAACGTCGCCCAGTCGCCGCACGTCACCCGGGCCACGTCCAGGTGGTTGGTGCCGTCTTCGGTGTCGAGCACGATCGGGTTCGGGAACTGTGCCGCCAGCGTGCTCTTGCCGATGCCCTCGACCCCGTGGATCACCACGCGGCTCGGTGTCTGTCGGATACCTCTTGTGATCTTCATGTTTTTGTGCCCTCGTCCTTGGCCCACTCGTTCATCAGCTCTGCGGCCTCGCGGACCATCCGCAAGTCGCCATCAAACACCCTGCTCTGGCCGCGGACAGCCGCCGCGGACGTGAGCATGAGATTCACTGCTCGGAGAAGCCGGCACGCACGGGCGAGCCCCAGTGCCTGCTTCGCCTCTCGACGCCTCGCGGCATCGCTGGTCGCCGTCGTCTGGTGCGCCATATCGCTCCTCGATTTCCTCGCGGATCACCGTGATGGACTGGGGCGCGTCGATGCCCAGCTTCACCATGGGGCGGCAGCCGTTGGCCTGCTTGATCGCGGTCACCACGACCGTCACGTCCGGACCGATCCGGATTGCCTGTCCCTGGTAGCGGCTGAGAATCAGCACGAGCCCCTCCGTGTATTGGCCGGCTTGCCTACCGTGGCTCGCCGGGTGTCCGTCCTGTCAGCGACCGGCTCCGCCGGCCTCCCTCCCGCCGCGATCCGTCGCGGCGGTCTCCTGCTCCGGCCACGCCGCACCACGCCAGTCCCGGCCCGTCAGCTCCTTTCGGAGCCGCACGGCCGCGAGCCGCCGCATGGTGTCGGCGTCACACATGTACGATTCGGCGATCCGGTCCTGCAGGTCCGCGAGGGTCTCCATGGCCTCCACGACGGCGTCGAACAGAGCCTCGGCGTCGCCCTGCTCGATTCGCTCGTCGATCGACAGGTCGATCGTCTCGTTGAGCGGCAGCCGGCCGTGGCAGCAGTCCATGGCGTCCCGGGCTCTGGCCCGCAGGGTGCCGGCGGTCACGCAGACCTGTACCGCAAGCTCGCGACGGGCTTGGCGAAGATCGACTCCGACGCATCCGGCGGCGTCCAGCCGTTCCGCTGCCCCCGTCGCCGCGACTCCTCCTCCGGCGACCAGTGCATCCGCACCGCGCTCGCCTCCAGCATGATGAGGTACTCGTTCGGCTCGGCCTTGCCGCCGAATCGTGGATCCCGCCACGCCGACGCCAGCCTCTCCTCCACGTCGGCCACGTCCAGCCCGTAGAGCTCCGCGATCTCCTCGATCTCGCGGCCCTTGGTCCGCAGGTTTCTTATCTCGACGTCCATGTCCATGACCGGCTCCCTTCGTGAGTCGGGCCGCCGATGCGTTCTTTCTCGTTTTCATCGGCGTCCCTCGCCTGAGTGGCCCACCCATCACCGTGATGAGTGGCATGTCCTAGGTGTACGCAAGTTCAGTTGTTGGTCAACTCGTTTTTTTGTGCCGTCTAGCCCGCGAGAAACATTGAGTGGAGGAGTCGAAACTTCTCGGCCCGCGTCGTTCAGACGACAGCGTATGAACGACGGTGCGGAAATATACGCGAGCGTCAGAACGTGTCAAGAGGGTTCTCCGAAAAGGAGTCCCCATGAAAAAGCCGCTGAAATCAGCCGGCCCGAAATCCGCCGGGCTTGCGCCCAGTAGTCCTGGGCACCTTGGCCCGCTTGCGGATCTCTGTCTCGTCGAACACGCGAGCGTTTGCTGCGGCGTGGTCACTCCACACCGTCCCGTCGAGGGCGAGCTGGCGAAGCCGCCCCATGCTTATGCCAAGGATCTTGGCGGCGTCGCGGGTGCCGATCAGCTTGCGGTTGGGAGGTAGCGCCACGATCATGTCTCCATACTAACGCTGGCGTCAGCCGAATCAACTGTCCAACCTGTCCCGGCCCCCCGACTGCACCCGCTCGAACCCGTTGCTTGCTTGCGGGTCGTCGCGGTGAGAGAGTCGGGGTGCCGGGCAGATGTCGAGTGGAGGCGAGGGGAGTCGAAGCCTGGGGGTCGTACCCCCCACCGTCATGGATGTACGGGTGTGCAGGTGTGGTAGTCTGCCCCGATCAACCATGAGGGAGAGACGACGATGGGTGCCATGACGGTTCGGGAGGTCGCGGAGCGGTACGCTCTGCTGCGGGAGTTGAAGCCCCACACGGCCGGGCTGTACCGGATGCTGTGGGATCGGTTCGAGCGGTTCCTGGGTCGGCCGGCGACGACCGACGACTTCGACGACCTGGTCGTCGCCCGCTACCTGCGGTGGCGGGCCGAGACGATCGCGTGGGCCGGGCGGCGGCCCAGTCCCGCGAGCGTGCGAAAGGATCGCGTCATGATCGCCGCGGTCTGGACCTACGCCGCCCGCAAGCGGTGGGCCGCGGAGTTTCCGGAGCTGCCCAAGATCAAGGTGCCGACGCGGCTGCCTGTCGGCCGGGCCTACACGGCCGAAGACGTGGAGAAGCTCATCCGGTACGGCAAGAAGCGGATCGGCAAGGTCGGCGGGCTTCCGGCCCGATGGTGGTGGCCGACTCTCATCTACGCCGCGGTGTGCTCCGGCGAACGATTCTCGGCACTCACCGCGCTCCGCTGGGGACAGGTGGACCTGGAGCGGTGCCGGATCGTGCTGCTCGGGGCGACCAGAAAGGGCTCGACTCGCGACATCGAGCGGTCGATCACGCCGCAGCTGGCCGCGATGCTCGCCGAGCACCGCCGCGGCCCCGACGACCTGGTGTGGCCGTGGGATCGGCGGACCAGGTCGCAGTGGGCCTCGCTGAAAGTCTTGTGCGAGTCGGCCGGGGTGCGGTACAGGGGCTTCCACGGGCTGAGACGGACGGCCGCGAGTTTTGCCGCCCTCGCTGGCGGCAGCTCGGCGGCCACGCGGCTGCTCGATCACACGGATCCGAATCTCCAGCAGAGATATGTCGATCCCGACATATGCCCTACGGACTACGGTGGCTTGGGTTGGCTGCCGCCGCTCGACCTAGACGATCAGCCGACACCCCCATCGACGCCGCCGGGGGCGTCGAGCGGACCCCCGGACGTGCTCCAGTTCCGGGGGAAAGAGGATCCTGCGGCGTGAGCACGCCGCGATCAGCGGCGGGCGTCCTGCGGCTCTTGGGGGCCTTTCGGGCGGCAGTCATCGATTGGGTGTAGTTCGCAGCCGGGGCACCCCGCGTGCCGCGGGGCGAAGGACCCCCCCGCCGTGGGGGGCGCAACGTCCCTGTTACCCCCCCACCTAGGTGGGGGTGTTGCAAAACGCAACACACCCCCCCTAGGTGGTATTTCGGTGGGGCACCCCTCGCGTGGGGTATTTCGATCGCCGGCCCGCCGGCCTCGGCTGGTATTTCGATGGCCGGCCCGGCGAGCTGGTGACGACGACGACGACGACCGACCGACCGACCGACCGACCGACCGACCGACCGACCGACCGACCGACCGACGAGACGACGAGACGACGAGACGACCTGCACCAGGTCTCCGCCCGCCCGCGGACCGTCACGAGCACGACCGGCCGGGGTCCGGTTTCGCGTTTGCCAAGTGTCCGATCGGCAATATGCTCCGCACGATCGCCCGCGGTTTCCGGGCTTCTTGTTTTTTTTGTGATGGGGCTTGACTCTATTTGCCGATCGGCTATTATCATCACAACACGGGAGCAAGAGACCATGAACACGCAAGCCCACAAGCAAGCCGCCGCCGCCGCCGGACTCGATTGGGCGGACGTGCTGGCCGCATACCGCGAGACCAGGGCGATCGAAGCCGCAGAGCTGGAGCGGATCGGCGAGTTTCGCCGCGGGGCCTTCTCCGCCAGTTGTGGAGACGAGCACGGCGGACACTGGCGGATCCGGAACCGGGCCGCGCTTGCCGGTGGGGATGCAACCTACATCCGCGGCCTTGACGTTACCGCCGCCGATCGTGGCATGACCGCGGACGACCTTTTCGCGGAGCTCGCGGAGTCGGCCCCCACAATGCGACCGGCCGACGATGTCATGGGCGAGACGATCGCCCGGCTCGCGGAGCTGGCCGCGGACAACGGGGCCGCGGAGACGTTCGTCGGCCTGGTCGAAGGGGCCGCGATCGCGGACGTTACCGAACAATGGCTGCGGCAACTCGTGAAGGCCGGCAAGGTCCGCGGCCACAAGATCGGCCGAAACTGGCGGGTCTCGCTCGCCGATTGCCAGTGGTTTGCCCGGCATCCGACGGCCGGCCGGCCCCGTACTCGTGCGGCCCTTGCACCTGCCCCCTTTTGACTTCTATTTGCCGATCGGCTATAACTGCACAACCCGATCGGGCCGGCGGGAAAACCGGCCCACAACACCAAGAACGGAGAATCTCAAATGAGCGTCGCGAACCTTGAAGTGTCGAATCTCGCATCCTTCGCCGCCGCCGCCGTGCGGCTTGGCCTTGGCCAGTTGGCCGACGTGGCCGACCTGCTCGCCGTCGTGGCCGCCGCGAACGCGGCCGCGCTTGCGGACCAGTACGGCGACACGGTGGAGCCGATAACGAAAACCGAAATCGCGTCCGCCGCGCTCGAAATCATCGCGGAGCGTGCCGACGATCACGGCTGGCCGCCGCTGGTCTACAACTGCGCCACGAACGACGGCCGGCAGTATCTCGCGGACGACGTCGCCGAGACGGTCCGCGGCCTTGAAGAAATGGCCAGCCGCCACCGCGACGCCGAGGAGCGCCGCATGGCCCGTGCGGAGGCGGACGCGGTGGCGTACGACGACGTGCCGCAGCTGCGGACGATGAGCCGCGACGCGCTCGCCACGGCGATGAGCGACGCGGGCGCCGACCGCGTGATCTTTGCAAAGTTTCGGGTCGATGAGTCGGACAGCCAGAGCGACTACTTCGGCCACCGCACCGCCCGCGAGGTCGTGATCGGCTTCGGCCGCGGGAAGCGCGAGTCGTTCGCCCAGCTGCGGAAAGCCGCGGCCGCGTTCAAGCCCACGGCCGACTACGGGCCGGGCCTTGGCCGCTGGTACGTCAAGCCGGTCACGAGCACCGACTACACCGACGACCGCGGCGAACGGGTCTACGCTGGCACCGTGTCCGGCTGGCACCGCGACCTGGTCGCCGGGCCGCTGCCGACGCGGGCCGCTGCCGAAGCCCACGCGGCCGCGAACCCGCTGCAGCCCCTGCACACGGCACACGGGCCGGTCGTGCCGCTGGAGTGGCACATCCGCGAGGAGTCCATCGAGCACCGCGAAAACTACAGCATGGGCGGCGGCAACTATCTCGGAGACAGCCGATACGGCGGCTGGACCGTCAGCAGCTCCGCCTACCTGCCGGAGTCGGCCGAAGTGTTTTCGACCGCCGCCTACGGCGGCAAGCCGAAGCGCTGAGCACGGCCGCCCCCACGCCGGCCCCGGCATCCGCCGCGGCCGGCCAGGGGGATGCCGGGCGCGTCGCCCGACAACCCACAACCAACCCCAACGGAGAGACGAGACCATGAGCACCACAACCAACGCGACCGGCTGGATGGACCACCCCGCCGCCACCAAGCACATCGACCACGCGGCCTACCCCAAACTGTGCCGCAGCCGATCGGACGCCGAACTGCTCTACGTGATCGCCGATTGCCGCGCCACGCTCGAAGCATGGCCGGACCAGCCGAACCACGGCTACTACGCCGACGAAATCAACTACTGTGCCGACGAGTTGAACCGCCGCCGCCGCGGCGGGAAGCGCCAGCGGCCGAGCGTGGACGACATCGCCGCCGCCGCGGCCCGGGCCGCGTGGGAGCTCGCGGAGCACCTGGACTGAAAAACTTTTCTTGACCCCTTGCATCCTATTTGCCGATTGGATATAACACCACCACCACGGCCACGACGGCCACAACCACCGGAGACCCGAGACCATGACCACGACCGCCACCCAAGCCCGTAACCGCTGCCACTACGCCGAACGGCTCGCCGCTGCCCTTGGCGACGGCTCCCGCTGGGAGTATCGGGGCGACTGCTGCGAACTACCCCGGGCCGTGGGCCGCTGCTCGTGCGGCCACCACGGGCTGCGCTACCTGTTCACGCTCCACAACCTCGACGACGGCCGCACCGCGATCGTCGGGAGCGTGTGCGTGTTCACCTATGCCAGCATCACACCGGCCACCGTGGACGCGATCCGTGCCGACGCCGATCGGCTGGAAGCCGCCGCCGCCGATCGTGCCCGGGCCGCTCGTGAAGCTGCCCGGCAAGACGCGGTCGCCGCCGCGGTCGCGGAACTGTCCGCGATCGAGTACGCCATCGACGCCGCGGCGCAGTCGTGGCGGGCCGCCCACACCGGCCAGCGCTGGGAGCCTTACCACGTCTACCGTCGCCCGTCCGCCGGGCTGCGACTCGCCGACCGGCAGCCCGTTCACCCGTTCGTCAAGGTGCCGCAGCTCAAGACGTCCGCGGGCATCATCGCCCGGATCCGCCGGCAGACAGCCGCAGCCGGGGCCGTGCTCGACGAGGTCCGCGGCTACCCGTGACGCCCGGCCGCCCCGGCCACCGCCGCCCCACGGAGGACGGCGGGAACCGGGCCGGCTGGCACATCGCCACCCGACAACCAACCGCCACAACCAGGAGCACAACCATGGCCACGTTCATCACGTTCGCGCACGGCACGACCGCCACGGCGACCACGGCGGGATATGCCGTGCACAACCCGGCCGGCCAGCTAACCGGCCGCGTGCACATCCGCCGCGACTTTTCCGGCCGCCGATGGCTCGCAGATTGTTTCGCTTTCGACGGCTACACCTGGACGCTCGACGTCCGCACGAGCCCGGCCACGATGGCGGACACCCGGGCGGCCGTCCGCACCTGGTGCGAGACGATTGACCGCCACGCTCGCAACTGCAGGCTGCCCAACTGACCGACCCCACCACAACCAACCCACAACCAGGAGCCCGACGCCATGACCGCTGCCACCTTCGCCCGACTCGCCTCCCGTTACTCCGCGATGCCCGACAGCATCCGCCGGGCGGTTGACGCCCTCGCGCTCGCCGATGCCCGCGAGGCGGACCGCCACGCCCAGCCCGGCACCGATGCCCGCCGGGCCGCGGACCGCTTCCTGCTCGACCTGGACGCCGCCGGTGCTCCGGTCGGCCCGGCCCGGCAGCCGGTCGCCCGTTGCGTCCCCATGTTCGCGGACTGACCGCACGGACAACCCATGCACAACCAGCAGACAACCCGGCTTGACCGCCGCAGCCGCCCGGCAATAATGCACCCATGGCAAAGATCGACCCCAAAGCGTACGTATCGATTCAGACCGGAGCCCGGCTCGCCGGAGTCTCGCGCTACTATCTCCGCGAGCTCGTCAAGAAGGGGCCGGGGGCCGGGGGCATCGCCGGTATCGAGATCGACGGCTATTTCTTCGCCCTCCGCACCGCTTGCGAGAAATGGACTCGCGACCCGGTCGGCCGCGGGCGGCCCCGGATCCACAAGGCCGACGGCCGGGCCTGACCCCACAACCAAAAAAACTTTTCTCACCACTTGACACCTATTTGCCGATCGAATATAACTAGACCGACGCGGGACGAAACCCGCGGCCACAACCAGGAGACCGAGACCATGACCGCCCCGATCTACACCGAGACCTCGACCGCCGGTTACTACGTGCTCGCGATCATCACGTCGCAAATCTGCTGCCTGCTGAAATGTGGCGGCCGGATCACCCCGATCGCCCCGGAGTCCGACCGCGTGAAGCGCTTCGCCACACTCAAGGACGCTTGGGAGACGTGCGACGAGATCATGGCCGATGGCATGGCCCCGTACTTCGTTCGGGCCGAAGGGGGTGCCGCATGACCCCCATCTCCGCCCTCGCCGCCGCCGGTTGCCGTTTCGTCCGCGTCGCCCGCCGGGCGAAACGCCCGCTCGGCACCGGCTGGCAGCACCGTGGCACAACCAGCCCGGACGACGTGGCCCGGTGGCTCGCCGCCGGCGACAACGTGGGGCTCCTGCTCGGCCCCGGGTCCGGGGTCGTGGACGTCGAATACGACGACCCCGCCGGCCGGGAGCAGCTGGCCGCGTTCGGCGTGCTCGACCTGCCCACCCCGACCTGGCGGTCGGCCCGCGGGGAGCACCGGCTTTTTCGCTGGGAACCCTGGATGCCGGAGTCGGCGGTCGTGAAGTTTGACAGCATCGAAATACGGCTCGGTGGGCGGGCCGCCCAGTCCGTGCTGCCGCCGTCCCGGCACCCGGACGGCGTCACCTACGAATGGACAACCAGCCCGGCGGACGTTGACGTGGCATCGTTTCCGGCTCAACTCTTGGCACAGGAGGTTTTTTCATGAAGCCGTTTTTCTCTATCCGCATTGAATGGAACCCGGCCGACTCCGACGAGCAGTCGCACCGCGACTGTTTCTCAACGAAAAGATCAGTTGCCCGTCAGGTGAATCCTGCGCCCGAATGGTTCGCCAACGACGAGAAGCGGAATGGGCAGCTCCGAGACGACACAAGGAGCGTGGTGGATGCCATCGCCCGTTGCATTGACGACCTGAAGCGTGAAGCAAAATGGACACTGCCAGATCTAACTGAAGACCTCGTCTTTGAACTTGCAAACAACGAAATCCTCGAAGAACAGTTGCTGAGGATGGCCAAGACTGCCATCGACGGGTGCGATGATTCTTTCCTCGACAGCCTGCAGGAGCTGATCGACAACGAGCGGAAGAATGGCGGGCAGCCATGACCCGCACCACATGGTCCGCCATCGTCCGCTCGCTCGTGCTCGTGCGGATCGGCCAAGAGCTTGGCACAGACTCACAACTGGCCCGGGCGATCCACGACGCCATCGACGCCGTGCTGGCGATCGTCAGCCAGTGACCGCGACATCGCCACCAGGATTGACCGCCACCCCGGGCTCGGCCACCAGAGATCGAGCAGGATCATGCCGGTGGCCGTGACCGTGCCACCCAGCACGAGATCCCATAGCGGCCCCGACCCGTGCCGGGCCTCCCACTGCTCGCGGACCTGCGACCGCATCAAGGTCATGGCATGGGTGACCGCGATCGAGTGGCGGCCACCGGCCACCACGGCATCCTCCAGGTGGGCGTGCGGCCAATGCCGGAGCACCAGCCGGCTCAGGGCATCGACCCGCCACGCATGGGCGTAGGTCACCCGCGTGCCCAGCCGGTAGCGTACGTGTGCCTGCAGCTGGACGATCGCGTCGTTCACCTGGTCGCCCTCACCGGGGCGGGCACGTACCGCTCTGGCACGTCCCCGATCGAACCGTGCCGGGCTTCGCCCGCTCCGCCACGCACCGCGGGCAGGTGCAATCGCACCGGGCCTCGATGCGGCCATCGGGCCGCCACGACCCACGCACGCAGGTGGCCGAGCACTTGCACGCCGTCGGCCCCGGCGGGGCCGGGGGCAGGGGCCGGGCCTCCATCTGCTCGATGATCGACGCGCGGGCCACCGCCACGGCCGCAGCCGCCCGGGCCGGCTCGGTGGCGATCCGCTCGTGGTCGGCCGACAGCCACACGAGCATCGAAATAACCCACCGCCACACCATGCTCACGGCTTCACCTCATCGAGTTTGCGCCAGACGAACATGCACGCCACCGCCCCCAGCACCGACAGCACGATCCCGGCCGGCCGGTAGTGGTCGCCGCTCACGAGCGAACCGGCCAAACCACCGGCCACCGATCCGATCACGCCAATGGCGATCGTCTGCCACTTGGCGTGCGGCTTCGCAGGTGGCCACAACCACTCCGCGACGGAGCCCGCGATCCATCCGAAAACGACCCAAACGACAAGTTGAAGCATCACCATCCCTCCGCGTGGCAGATCATGGTCCTGTCGTCACAGTGTGCGGCGGCGTATTGCTGCTCGACCGGCCGCGGGGCTGGCTCGGCGAAAACCGTGACCCACAACCCGAGCTTCGCCAGCCGCGAAATGAGCTGGAGAAACGGCCGCTGGGGCCGGGGGTTGAACGGGTTCACCGGGTCGAAGCCCGGGACCGAAGCGGCCAAATAACCGGCCACGAGACACGCGAGACACGAGAGAACGATGGCACGCTTGGTCATGGGGTCACCTACAGAGCGAGCGAGTGGTTGATGGCCGGCACCTTCGCGGCGTCGGTTGGGGCCGGGGCCGGCTGCAGCCAGCCGGCGTGGTCGAGGTCGCGGTACTTGAAGCCGTTGACCGAGCCGATTACGAACGAATCGCCCTGGGCAAGAATCGCTTCGGCGTCGGCCCGCGTGATCCAGAACGAGCCGTCCGGCTGATCGAGCGGGTGCTTGCCCCCGCCCACGTAGGAGCCCCAGCTGTTCATCAGCAGGACGCCGTCGCGGGGATTCTTCATCGGGGTGGCGGAGCCCGGGCCGTTGTTCTTGGCGTACTTCACAGAGATCGCCACGAGGCAATGGTTCCAGGTGGACGCCCGTCGGCAGAACCCATCGGCGTCGCGGTCGCCGGACGCGAACCCGACGTTCGAGCACACCGGGACGCACATGCCCGACTCAAGAGCCGAGACCAGGGAGTCCCAGTCTTCGCACAGGGCGACGGCCGTGGCGGTGTGCTGGTTGGCCAGCACCGCGAGCGGCTTCGGCACGCCCGAGTTGCCCCACGCCCGGGAGCGGTCGATCGAGTACGCCGAGAGATCGACGTCGCCGTACTTCTGCCGGTACAGGATCCCGCCCACGGTGGTGTCGCGGCACCGGCCCGACACCCAGCGGGCCGCGGCCCCGCCGTAGGAGCCGTCCGAATACCCGGCCGTGACCACCGGCGGCATCCGCCCCGCGGTCCGCGAGCCGCCGTAGATCGGCTCGGTCGCCACCAGCAGCGGGCACTCCGCCAGCCCGCCCGCGACGTGGTCAACGCACTGGCCAACGTAGGAGCCCATCGCCCAGCCAAACGACACGCACGACCCGTGCGGCCCCTGGTTCCACGGCCCGAATGGCTTGCCGTACTTCTGCCGGTGGCAGCGGTCAGCGAACCGATAGAGGTATGCGTCGTGGCCCTTGGCCCCGGCGATCACCTCGGCCCCGGCCTGGCGAAACATCGGCTGGTCGAGCTCGCGGAGAAACTCCCGCGTCCCCTCCGGGTCCGGCAGGTAACCGTAGTTCGTCTCGACCCTGTCGGCGATCCGCGACACGTAGCGGGACACGAGCGTGCCCAGCACCGCCGCGAACACGACGAACGCGATCGCCGACCAGGTCCATTCGCTACTTCGCCGCATCGGTCGCCGCCCTCCCCACGTCGCGGTACGCCGCCACCCACGCCGATCGCTGCTCGGCACTCAGCGGGCCGCCGTCCGTGCCGACCGCCCCTTCGAGAAACTTGGCGATCGCGTCCCGGGCTGCCGGCTGCCGGTCCCCGATCGAAATACCCCGGCAGCGAAACTCGCGGACCCGCCGCCGCAGCTCATCGACAGCCACCCCGGTGGCCAGATAGCCCTCCGGCTGGCCAGCGGCAAACTGGATCTCGTCCGCGATCTCGTCGCACATGGCCCCCACCAAGACGGCGTCCTCGGACGCCGTGGGGCCGGCGAACAACCCCCGCAGCGACAGCGGGCCGGGATCGGGTGCCGGCGACGGGCCGGGGGCCGGGCCGGGGCCGGGGGCAAACCCATACGCGATCGCCGCAGCCACCAGGGCGATGCCGGCGTAGTGGCGGGGCGTGAGCGTGGGGGCCACGGCCTTGGCCTTCTCGACGAGCGGAGCGAGCTGCGGCCAGCCAAACGCCACGGCCGCGGCGGCGATCAGAGCGAGAGCGATCATCGGACCCTCACGAGCGGGAGAAGTTGTTCAATGGCACCGCTGGCGAGGGCCAGCACCAGGAGCCGGACCGGGCCGCGGGCGAGCCCCCACACCGGCCAGAGCATGAGCGGGATGCAGTTGTCGGCCGCCACGTCGAATAGCCGGCCAACCCCGGCGAGCACGGCGGCTTTCTTCTGCTCGCCGGTCATGCTCGCGACCTCGTCGTACATGGCCATGGCGATCTTCAAGAACGCCACCAGCAGCTCGCCGAACTCTGCCCACGTCAGCCCGTCCGCCGCGGCTTTGCGGGCGTCCGACAGGTAGAGCTCGACGCGGCTGAAATCAGCGGTCATGGTCAGTCCGCGTAAGAGCCGAGACCGATCGCCGTGAAGTCCACGCCGTACGTGCCGGTCGGGCCGTTCTGGAACGTCCACGCCCCGGTGGCCGTCGAGATCCCGGTGAGGTAGTCCACCAGGTGCAGCTGCCCGCCGACGCGGACCGCCACGCCCGTCGCCCCGGTCGTGCCGGTGGGGGCGCTGAACAGCACCCAGCCGCCCGTCGGGCCGGTGGGCACCGAGACCAGCATCTCGCGGATGTTCGTGAACACGGCTTTGCCCGCGAACCCGAACGACGTCACCGGGGCCGCGTTGACGTTGATGGTGGACGAACCCACGCCCGTGATCGTGAGCGCGGTGGTGAACGCCACGGTGGCCTGGTTGGGGCCGGTGCCGTTGGTGATCGCCCGGGCCGACGACCGCTGGGCCGACATCGACACCTGCGGCTGGGCGTCCGCGTCCGACAGCGACCACGAGATCCGGGTGTTGCCGGCGACCGAGAGTGAGTTGGCCATCAGCGAGTCTCTCCTAGAGCGTGGAGTCGTTTGGCCTCGGCGAGCGTGACGCCGAGCTGAAGGGCGAGCATTTCGTAGAACGTGAGCGGCTTGGGTTGCCCGGGCCGGCGGCTGGTGATCGAGCCAATCCCAACCCGCCGCGACGGCTGGTAGTGAACGTGGTGCCCCGCTTCGCTCGACGATGCGAGCGGCTCACGGCCGCGGGCGGTCTGGCGAAACAGGGAGTCCATGGTCTCTATTCACCATTGTACGGGTGTTCAGGTACGCCGCGGGCGCGCAGAAAATCCGCCCATGCCGCTTGAACCGACGCCCGGAGCTGGTCGATGGTGCCGCCGTTCTGGATCTCCACGTCGCAGTCGTCGCGGCCGATCATCCGATCGCTGACGTGCGGGCAGTCGGCCGGCTCATCGCCGGGCCGGCTCACCCACCAAACCTCCCCGCCACGCTCGCGGATCGCGGCGACTTCGTTGGGGAACCGCGTGCCGCAGATGGCGAAGACGTTGGCCCCGGTCTGGTCCGCGAGCATGTCGATCCGCTGCATGGTCAGCCGAACCCACAGGTCCGGGTGGATCAGGTCGCGGCCCCACTCGGTGCCGAGCGTGCGGAGACAGTGCCGCACCGTGGTCTCGGCCCCCGGCATCGCCCCCTCTTTCTGGACCCGGCCCCGCAAAACCTCCTCGGGCACGTCGAACATCGCCGACAGCCCGCGGTAGATCGGGTCGGCCCATTGAATGTGAGTGGACTCCGGGATCATGGACGCCACCAGACTCTTGCCCGCCCCGATGTGGCCGGCGATGCCGATGATCCGAACCCCGTCGCGTAGCTCCAGCATCGAGAGAATCCTTTCGCGCTCGCGGATGAGCCGCATCGTGTGTGCGGCAAGGTTGCCCGCCGTGCCGCACCACTGGCCCTGGTAGCGGCGAGCGTCGGCCGTGGCCTTGGCGATGTAGTCGTCGGAGAGAAGCGTCACGCGGTCTCCCGTAGGTCCGCGTCGCAAAACAATGGGTATGCTTTCGTCACTTCGTGCCGCCCGTGGTCGATCACCACGAGCCCCTGGCAGGGCCGCTCGGCACTGCTCGCTTTGATGTACACGGCGTACGGGGAGTAGCCGATCACGCTGCCGTTCGAGACGTAGCGGGCACCGCGGAGCCAACCCCAGTTGTGATAGTGCCCGAAGATCGTCAGGTCCGCCCGGCGGCTCACGTCCCACGCCGCGATCGCCTTGCTGGCCGGCAGGGCCAACCCGTAGACGCCGCCGGCGTAGCGGATCGAGTGGCCGTGGGTCGTGCGGAGAATGAACCCGTCCAGGTCCACGTAGCCGAGGTGCCCGGTCGCGATCCGCCACTCGACGTTGGCGTTTCGCTCCTCCCGGGCGAGCGTGTGGTACATGAGCTGCTCCCACGAGTGGTCCAGCTCGGTGGCGATCCGGAGCTTCTCGGTGCTCCGCCCATGGTTGCCCGCGTTGGTGCAGACGATCACCGATTCGACCCGCTCGGCGATCGCGTCGAGCATCCCGCGGAGCCGCTCGCCGATCCACCGGGTCGCGTTGGGCGGGGTCAGCTGCGTGACCTCCACGCAGTCCGGGTGAATGTGCCCCGTGATGAAGTCGCCGCCCAGCCAAACCACCATCCGCCGGATGTCGGCCAGCCCCCGCTCGTGGTCGAGCATCGTGAACAGCCGCCGCTGCAACTCGTCGAGCCGCCGCTGGCACACGTCGAGCGAGTAGTCGTTCTCGCCGTTGACGGTCGCCGGGTCCACCCGCTCCTCGCAGTGAATGTCCGAGAGCATGAAAACCATGGTGGCCGCGTGCCGCTTGGCGGTCCGCTTGCCGGGCGGCTTGCTCCGCACCGGCTCCAGCCCCCGGAGCGAGAGGGCCGCGTCGGCCCGGTCACGCTCGCGGTCGATGGCCGCGAGGGCGTCGCTGTACCGCTTGCGGTACGACGCCACCTCCGAACGCAGCCGGGCGATCTCGGCGTCGGCCGCGAGCCGGTCGGCTTGCTCGGCACGCTCGACCACCCGGTCGGTCAGTCGTTTCGCGTCAGCCATACCCGCAGCCCCTGGGGTCCGCACAACTCGATCCCGTCGGCCGCCGACTCCTCGATCAAGAGGTCGGCGAGAGCCGACGCGGAGGTCTGCAGCTCACCGGACTGAAACCGCCGGCGAACGTCGAGCAGCTCGGCCTGCGCCTCCGGCGGGAGCCGCTCGAAGAAGTTGCGGGGTTTTCGCTCCAGCCGCGAAACCCGGTCCGCGATCCGATCCACGAGACGATCAGCCATCGGCACCTCCGCGGTGTACCGCCGTCCACCTGGTCGAGTGTCTACGGCTGGGGAGGGGCGTCAACCCCGGTAACCGGCCCCCATTTGCCGGCCGGGCACGACTCTCCGGCCCAGGAGAGTTTGCTGACCCACTGGCGTTTCCGAACGACGGGGCATCCGCACTTCCGGCACTCGCTCCCGTCGTAGTGCTCGCACCCGACGCAGATCGCGTAACGCGCTGCGACCTGCTCGTCCGTGCATCGTGGAGCCCCGGCGGCGACGTGCTTGGCTGCCGATACCGCGAAGTTTCCCGCTTTCCGAAAGATCGGGACTTGCGGTTCTGCGGAGACTATCGGGCGACGGGGACGGCAAGCAGCGACGGGACTGGAGGAGCTTTTTGGGGCACGCAGGCCGCAAACTCGGCACGCGAGGCCACCGTCTTCTTGCCGCTCAAACTGACACATTTCGTTCATGCACCACCATTATGCGGAGGCGGAAACGGCAACCTCGCCGCCTCCGAATCCTTCGTTCTCTCCACTGAACCCCTCGCAGATGCACCCGGTCCACGAGTTGCACGGAACGCCGATAGCCGTAAGGTCCGAGAGGTTTATTCCTACAGCCGTAGCAGACCAGCAACTGTCGTTGCTGACAGTTACGGATGCAGTTCTTGCGCAGAGATTGACGCTCACTTCTGCAAACCAGTTCGCGTCATTGCAGCGAGTGCCGGCAGTTGTCCTATCGGCTCCGGCTCCGACGCCAAGATCGAACGTCTTCGTGGCTGCGCCTAGACAAGTAAACGGAACAAAAAACGACTGGTTCACCTTTGAGTCAACCTCGGCATACAGCGCGATCAGGTCTGGGTCTGTCTCGGCCGGATCAAAAGCAGACCAGTCGGAAACAGTAACCCACGCGCCGCCCTGGAACTCGCTGTTTAGGCAGTCGTGCGGAGCATTGGTCGCAGGGAAGTGGCCGTTCTCCTCGCAAGAGATAACGGGGGGACTCTCGCCTCCGCATATCTCGACCGCAGACTCACTATCTTCTTGGTGCGAGCTACAACATTGAGACGGGACGTATTTACCGCACCTCTTGATAAGAGTTCCATCCTCGCACGTATCCAGTTTTGAGCAGCAAGACGGCGGGGGAGGGGGCGGCGGTCCGGCACAGCAAGGGCACACGCCGCCTTCGGGCGGCGGCTCTTGCGGATCAACACAGCACCAACAGATCACAACGCCCGCAGCACCGACTGGTCCGCCGAGCTGACTGTTTTCAGCGCGGAACGGAACCTTTGCGATCAAGTAAGCCCCGTCATCCTCAAACTCCAACTCGCTGGTGATGTCGTGATCTGCCTCTATGATCCCGAGGATTCCGCACTCCTCGATAGTGTCGATTCCCGCGATCGTCCCGTAGTCGTCGATCTTGGAGTTTTCCCGCAGAAATGCGTGGATCTCCTTGCCTGCTATCGACTGCTTGCAGAAACGCTCGACAATGTATCCCTCTATCACATCATCAGCGCAGTCGCCGACGACGGCATCTTCTCCATCGGCGCAGTTTCCGATGTTCGGACATTCGTCAAACCATTTGCCTGGAGGCTCGGTGTCTTCGTATGAGTAGGTGCGCGTGCGGCAACATTCTTCCGAGCATCCGCAGCAGGTGCAGTTAGGCAGGAGGATCATCAGAACACTCCGCCGCGATGAGGTGCCAATGAGAATCGACGTTGGCCACGGCCACCCACTTCGCCGCAGACCCCGTCGCGGACACGCTGGCAAATCTGTTCACGCCGGTAATGGAAACCGGCCCGCTAGGCCCGCTGACCTGCTCGCCCGCGCCCGTGTGCTCCCAAACCGTTTGCGTGCCACCCTTTGCCCACGTCCCGGTGATCTTGCCAACCATCACGCCGCCCCCCGCCCCGGCCCCAATCCGAACGAGCCCCCACTTGCCAGTCCCGGTGCCCGACTCTTTCCAGAGAATCGCAGCCTCGCCGGACGACGCCGTCTGCAGCTCGGTCGCCGAGCCGGGCTTGGGCGTGGCAAACCGATGATCCGCAGCCTTGATGTCCAACTTGCACTGGACGACGCCGTCGATCGCCACCATCCCCAACTGATCTTTCTCAATCGGCTCCACCGCAACCACGAAGCCAGCGTTGGTCGTCCCGGTTGGCGTGATGCCAATGATCGCTGGCGACGACTGAAACTGGTCGGCCTCGGCTCCAGTCGCACCGCTTGGCGTAGGCAATACGCCGTCGATGTGCAACACCCCCCACTGCGGTATCGTTTCGCTCGTATCATTTCGGCAATAGACGCGAAAGTTGGTCCGCCGGTACGAAAACTCCTCGCCTGGGGCCGACGAAGCCGCCGGCCTGACGAGGTCCACCATCCGGTTCCACGTCGCCGCATGGATGGTGAGCTTCTCGCCAGGCTGCGCCTTGCGATACGGGTCGCCGGAGGACATCACTTTGCCTCAAAGTTCTTTTTCGGCTGGTACACGCTTGGGAACTGTGTGCCACCGATAGCGAGCCGAGAGAAGTCTGCGCCTTCGTAGACGCTGCTGACGTAGACGTATCGAGGCCGCTTGATGAGCGACCCGGCGGCGGCAACCGTGTCGTAGGTAACCGTGAGGTAGTCCCAGCCACCCTTGTCGATGCCGGTGATTGCGCCGATCTGTATGCCGGTCTTATTCGGACTGGCAGAGAACGAGAACGTGACTTGGCAAGTCGTCGCCCCGCGCTCGGCTTGGCCGCGAGCGCCGAGAAACAGCACCTCGCCCTTTCCAAACATCCGCCACGGCGCGTTGTTGATCTTGCCGGAAAGCTCGTAGAGCGTTTCAAGGTACGACTCGACGACGCACGCCGCTGGGAACGTCCAGGTCTCCGAGAACGTGAACGCCGGAACCGTCACGTCCACGCCGCGGACCTGGTCCCCCTCGATGTCGATGGCCCCTTCGGTATCCGGCGCGGTCTCGCCGGCCTTGGCGTACTTGGCCTGCCCGGTGGCCCCCGCGAGCCCGGCCGTGTTTGTCTTATTCGCCTGAGTGATATGGGCGGTGCCGCTGCTCGTGTCGAACGAAATACTCGTCGAGACCCCCTGGCAACCAGACCCGGAGTCCTGTGACTGCGGATCCGGCTCCTCCTCGTCGGACTCAATCGACAGATTCACGTACTGGGCAGAGATCTCCCACCAGTAGTTGCCCAATCCGCGAATGTCGAGCCTGGCCCGCTTGTGGCCAGACCAGTAGAGCGGTGCGTTTGCGACGGCCCACTGCTCGGCAGCCAGGTAGTTTGCCTTCTGCGAGACGAGCCACCGTAGGGTGACCTCTCGTTCCAGACCACCCTTGTCGTTCGTCGTCAGGCCGCCGGAGCCTGAATCAAACAGCTCGATAACTTCTGGATATGCCATTGGTTTGCCTATGCGAACGCGATACCGCCGGAGCGGGCGAGCTTCACCAGCTCGCTCAAATGACGCGCGGCCTCGCCGACAGACGCGGCCGTCATTTCCATTGGGGTCACCAGCGACTCGGCGCCGCCGGCGACCGCAGCCTCTGGACTCTTGGCGGCGGCGGCTATGGCATCTCGCATGGCCTCGACGTCACCGATCGGAGCGGCCCCCTTGAAGTCACCACGGAGCATCCCTTCTAGCGCATCTGCAGCCCTTCCGGTGTTGGCCGCGATCGTGTGCATCGTTGCCAACTCCGGACCGACACCGACCCGCCCGGCGATCGCAGCCGAGAACGTGCCGATCGACCTGGCGCTCACGCCGCCAACGGTGGGGTCCATGTTCGGAAACTCAGGCCCTCCACGCTTTGCCTCGCTGCCCTTCGTCTCCTGCTTTCTTGCCTCTCGCTCAGCAGCCGCACGCCTCTTTATGCGATCCCGTTGTGCTTCCAGGTCCGCGATGACTTCCGGAGTGAGATCCGCCGCCGCGGCGTCAGCCGCGCGTCTTTCTTCTGCCCGCCTATCTCGCTCGAACTCCCTCGCCGCTGCTCTCGCGTCGGCTGTGGGCAGCGATTCGCGCTCACGCTCCACGCGGGCATCGACCTCCGCGATGGCGTCATCTAGCCCGTTGATCCAGAAATCCCAATCGAAAGCCGCCTTGAAATACAGGCCGAGACGCTCCAACTGGGCCTGCATCCAGAGAATGTCCGATCCGAACAAGCCGAGAAACCTGTCGAGCCCCTCCGTGAGCATGTCGCCAATGAAGTCGCTCACGCCCATCACGGTATTTTTGACGGCGGAAAATGTGTCGTGCCAATACTGCTGAAACTTCACCAATGCGATCGCTAGGTTTATGTTCATCAGCTCCCACGCGACGCCGAAATCCAGCGACATGGCTGCCGCCATAATCGCGTCCATCTCTGCCGCAAACTCCGGCGATAGCTGGTACATATTCGCGAGCATGATCGCCACGCCGCCCACGAGCGCCGCCGTGGCTATACCGATCGGCGAAGTGAGCAGGGCCAATGCCGCCGAGAAGATGCCGACGGCAGCGGCCAGCACCTTGAACGCGAGCCCGGTCGTGATGAGCACCACGCCGAGCCCTACCAGAGCAGCCGTGCCTGCAGCCGCGGCCGTCGCCACGCCGGGGAACGCGGCAATGAGGGCCGCCACGACGTCGATGAATCGTGCGGCCGCCGCAGCCGCGTAGCCGATGTTTGGGCCAAGGGCCTTGGCGAACGCAATCGACAACCGCTCCACGGCGGCGTACATGGTCTGCAGCGCACCGGTGATTCCGCTCATGAGGATCTGAAACTTCATCGCGACCGGCAGGTTGGCCTCCATCGCGTCCGCGATGTCACCGAAGCCTTCGACGCCTACGTTGAGGAACGCACCGACAACACGAATACCGCGATCGCCAAAGACCTGGCCGAGAATCCTGTCTCTCATGACCTGGTCTACGCCCTCAAGCGCCTTTTCGAGAACGCCGACGATCTGCACGAGCGGCAACAGCTCGCCGTCCACGTTGCGAAAGTTTTCGAGCGTCAGCCCGATCTTCGCCAGCGCCTCCTCCGCCTCCATCGAGGGCGACGTGAGACGCATGAGGGCAGTCTTGATCCCCGTGCCGGCTTCCTCGCCCTTGATGCCGAAGCGGGCGAGCACCGCGAGACCTTGCGAAATATCGAACAGTGATTGGTTGAACAATGCCCCCGCAGACCCGACAAGCCCGAACGATTCAACCATCGCCGCGATCGACGTTTCGCTCGCGTCCGCAGCAGCAGAGAGCGTATCGACGGCTTCGGTGGCCGAAACTCCAAACGTGTTCATCGAGACCTTCATGAACACAGCTGCCTCTGCCATCTCGACGCCCGACACGCGGGCGAACTCCACGGCCGCCTTGCCCGCACCGCCCAGCACCTGCTCCAGCGACATGCCGGCCTTGAGCAACTCCAGAAACGCCTCCGCGATGCCGGACGGCGCGACCCCCATGGTTTTGGACAAATCGAGGGCCGCCTTCTCGACGGCCTTTAGTTCGCCGTCGGTCAGGCCGGCCGCGGCCTTCATGCCGAGCATCGCGTCTTCAAACTTCGCCGCAGTCTTGGCGGCGAGCACCATGGGGATGCCCAAAGCGGTGCCGACCAGCGACATCGACGTGCCTAGGGACTGCATCGTGGATCCGATCGCCTTGAGCCGTCCCTGCACGCGGGCCATGGCCTGCTGGAAACGGGTATCCTTCGCGTAGATCTCTACGAAGGCACCGCCCGCACGGACTCCACCAGCGCCGGCCATGTTCAGTCCCCAAACATTTCAGCGAGGGATTTCTCGTCCAGCATCTTCGGCTTCGCTTTTTCGTGGAACGGATTGAACTCGTTGGGCTGGTAGGGCTCTCGCCGCTTCTTGGGGTCGCGGTGGATCGAGTAGTGCTGGGCTACGACGGTTGAGGTGTGACCCCACGCCTCTTTCTGCTTGGCCGTGGCGGCCCAGATGAGCCCGCGTAGGGTCCACTCTGCTGGATGGACTCCGATGACGCCGGCGAGCTCGTAGCAGAGCTTGTAGATGTCAACAGGTTCTCGATCGCGACGTCCATGTGGCGCTCCATGCTCTGCACCCTCGACTGCATCGTCTCCACGATCCTGGCGTCGGCCTGCCTCGCCTTGTCCAGCGCCATCTGCAGCACTGGCCGCATCTCCTTCCGGCAAAAAAAAACCACCTCATCGAGCAGAGCGTTGCTCGCATCGTGCAGCGTGTCGGCATTGAAGGCGTCGGCGAACTGCTCCGGCGTCAGCCCGCGGCCATCCGCTTGCTCTTGGCACATCGCGTAGAGCACGCGCCCCAGCGTGAATACGTTGTTGATCTCCTTGAGACAGTTTTGCGTGGTCGGCAGGTCAAGCATGTCCACGCCGGTCGATGTCTTCACTCGCTCGAAAGCCCCTAGACTCCCGCGAACATTCCAAAGCCTGCCCTCGGTGTCCGTGAACGTCTTCATGGGTGGCCCCACTGCCTCAGTGAAAATCGTGCCACGACAGCGTCGTCGATGCCCTCATCGGCGACGACTTCGTGAATGGTGAACTTGCCGCTTATGGGCATGAGCCCATTGGTCGTCGTCACAGTGATCGGCGTGTCGGAAGACTCGGCGTTCCGCAGCGCCTCGACTTCCTCCGGATCAAAAACCTCGACGTCGATCTCGTAAGTGCGGTGGGTCACGACTGACGAACGAGACGAGTGGCCGTAGCCAGTCGCATCCACCTCTGTCGTGGTTCTCCTCACGCCTACGTCACGGACGCTCCGCAGCGTAAGGAGCCCGTCCACGCGAAACACGCACTCGCGCCCAAGGACGAACTTCTCGTTGGCCACGGCCCACCTGTTTCGTTGGGCCGATCAACCAGCCGTCTTGCGAAGGTTGACAGTCCATTCAACGGCGTTGTCGAGATCCTGCGACTCTGAAATGCTCATGACCTGGAACACGCCCGAAGGGCTGGCAAACGGCCCGCTCGGCGACAGCGTGCAGGTGATCGTGCCGGTCGTCCCGAGGCCGCCGGTGATCGTGTGGTGCAGCACGACCACGTCGATCGACGTGTTCTTTCGCACAAAGGCGAACTCCTGCTCGTCACCGCTTGCCCTGGTCGTCACGTCTGCCTCGGCAGCGGTCTCGCGATTGACGGTGACCGTCTTGACGTCGTTGTTGGCGATTCCCGCCGAGAAAGTGAACGTCCCGTTCTTGCCGAGGTAGTACGTGTGGGCTGGCATGGCTGCGGAGGCTCCTTGTGCGGCTAGGTCAGTGTACCTATACGTCAGTATACATGCCTACGACCCACGGATGAACGTCCCGCGGCCGGCCTGCGCCACGCTGAACTGGCCGCCGAACGCCTTCGCGAGATCCCCGTTTGCGACAGCACGCATCATCGCTGGGTGCATAAATGGCCGCTCAGGATACGTGACCGTCCGCCGCTGCGAGGTCACCTGCCACATCGCGGAGTTTCTCGGCCGGTCTCCTGTGGCACCGGTTCTCGTGATGACCTGGCCACCTGGGTAGCGGTTGCGAAATACCCAAACCGACAGAGTCTGAGTCCCGCCGAACTCATGCAGGTATGGCAGCATCTTGCCCTTCTTGCTGGGACCGACCACCGCCGACCGTGTCTGCGGATCAAAGTAGTTCCACAGGTTTCGGCGAAACCCAAGCATGTGCGAGTAGGGGACGTGCGTGTGCGGTGGCGTGCCCGGGCGAGACGGCGGCCTGGTCTGAATCTCCATGATCCTGGTTTGCAGCGTGCGTCGCGTCCGCTGGCTCGTCGTCGGCCTGGAGGCGAGCGCGGCCAGCGCCACCCCGGGGTTGTCTTTCATGATCTTGAGCCGGGGGCGGCCTGCCCCCATCTTGCGAATGGACCGCTTGGCGTAGTCCTTGATCCGCATCGAGCCCTTGGAGAGCGCCTTTAGCTCCATAGCGCTCAGGGAAGACTTCACGGCGTCCCGGTCAAAGAAAAAGCTCGTGCTGACCCGCAGCGAAATACTCGGGATCCGAAAGCCGCCGCTGAGGGCGGCCCCGAATGGATTGCCGCCGATTGGCATGAACTGCATGGCTACACCAATACGTGTTCGCGTGGCACCCGGTACGTAACCCCGATCTGGGCGAGAAACATGCGGCGGTCGTTGAGGTTGTCGCGGTCAAACGTCGCGTCGAACGTCGAGCCGAAGTATTTCGCATTGTCCGGCATCCCCGCAGTGCCCAAGGTGCCGCTGCGGATCGCGTCCATGATCTCCTCGCAGAGCTGCATGAGCGGATCTATCTGCTCGTTACTGCCGTCTGTGGCCTTGCCAATCATGACCATTACAGAGTGCGTGAACAGGTCTTGTCCGCGCGCCACGCGCTCGGTCTCAATCGGTCCCGGCACCACGGCCACTCGCAGCGACTGCAGCTCGGTGCCGTCGTAGTCAGGGACGTATTTGCGGGAAGCAGCCACTGGCATGGAGAGCGGATACGCCGACAGGGCTGCGGCGAGCGAGTCGGCAATCTGCACGGCGATCGACATTGGCTATTCGGCCTTTGGGCCGTCCTCCGATTCCATTGTCTCAAGTAGCCGGACGTTCTTGGCCAGCCGCTCGTCGCTAGGGCTTCGGCGAAGGGCTTCGCGGGCGTGGCGGAGGGCTTCTGCGTAGCGACCGAGTTTCATCGCCGCCGATGCGGCGAGGTCCGGGGCGACGTCCGAATACGCTCGCGGGTCGCTGGCGTGCGACATCGACTCCTCCGGGCACGAAACGGCCTGACGTGCCCAGTAGAGCGTTCCGACGTAGTCGCCCATCTCCCACGCTTTCTCGGCCACGGCGACGGTCACCTCGGGCTCGTCCGGAGATTCGGTCAGGGCATGAAACAGGTGGCGGCTTGCATTGGATGGCTCCAGTCTCGCAAGCACTCGCCTGGCATACGCCCGCTCGTGCGGCGATCCGCCCGGCATCCGCAGGTATCGCTCGAACGAATCGCGGGCCTCGGCCTCTCCGGCGTAGTCGAGCTCCCGAGCGAAATACCACTGCATCCGCGCGTCGGCCGGATTCTCGCGGACCGCCTGGCGGAGCAGCGACAGGTCGCTCTTGTGCATCTTGCCGGGCTGCCGGTGGTGGCGGATCACCACGTCGTCGTTGAAGGTCTGCACCTCGGCCCCGTCCCACCGCACGAGCCCCTCGTGGGTCGCCCCCGTCCAGCGGTAGCCGGTGCGGGAGTGGATCCGGTCGCAGCGAAACCGGAGCGCGTCTGACCACCAGTACCAGTAGCGGAGCTTCGTGGTCTCCGGCTTCCACGCGGCCTCCAGGGCCGCCCGCCACCCGGGGTCGAGGGCTTCGTCCAGGTCGAGCCGGATCGCCACGTCCACGTCCGCGGGGACGTGCATGAGCGAGAGGTTGTGGGCGTCGTCCCACCGCCACGGGATCGGGGCACCGCGGGCCACCGTGACCCCCGCGGCCTCCAGCAGCTGCACGGTGTCGTCGGTGGAGCCGGTGTCAGTGACCACGCGAACGTCCGCGTCCCGGCACGACTCCTCCCAGCGGGCCACGTTGGCGGACTCGTTCTTCGCGAGGGCGTAGATGGCGACCTTCATGTCAGGATGGCCCCCTGCCGCAGCCCGTCATCGAAATACTCCACCGTCCGGGCCTGCTCGCGGGCGAACGTCTCGACCGCCCGCCGCACGTCGCGGTTGTCGCAGTCGTCCGCCAGGATCGCCCGGCAGTGAGCCACGAGCCGCAGATCCGCCAGGGCACCCTCGTAGGAGTGGTCGCCGTCGATATGGGCGAAGTCGGCCGGCGGGAGCGACTTGATCGCGTGCGAGTCCACCACGACCAGGTCGGCGTCGATCTCGTGCCGGTCCACCAGCCGCCGCCAGTGGGCGAGACAGTCGTAGCTGTCGGCGTCCATCGCCCCGTCGATGCAGAGAAACGACGCCCGCGGGGCCACGGTCGCGAACGTGAGCAGCGAGTAGCCGCAGCGGGTGCCGATCTCGATCACCCGCCGGGGCGCGAACCGCCGGCAGACCTGCGCTTTCATGGCGTAGTGGAAGATCACCCGGCTGTCGCAGCCGAACCAATCGTCGTCCCGCCAGTTGGCTTCCAGCAGTGCCCGGATGGTGTCCACGGCCGGCACGTCCACGCTCACTCCCATGTCGGACTCTCCAGGATGGATCGCACCTGCTCGACCGCCATCTCGGCCATCCATGCCTCCGCGTCACGCACGCCGAACGTGGCGATCAGCTTGCCGCCGCGGAGGGCCAGCCCGGCGCAGAACTCGATCTTTCGCGGTTCGCGAAACGCGAACGGCGGCGACACGGCCGCGATGGACCAGTCGGCTTCGGAGAACAGCACGAAGCGGTGCTCGTAGACCCGGCGGCCCTTGACCATCGCGACCTCGTGGATCACCGCCAGCCACTCGCCGCCGCCGATCGGCACGAGCTGCGAGCCGCCGCGAAACGCCCGGGCCACCGGCGGCGACTCGGCGTAGGCCGTGACCGTCCAGTCGTCGCCGGCATCCTCCACCAGACAGACGTGGCCGTTGGCCGAGCACGAGTAGAGCCACCGCTTCTGGCCCACGATCGGCATCCAGTTCTTCTCGTGCTTGCCGTCCACCGTGTCGTGGCACACGAGACTCGCGATCCGGCCGTCCACGACTTCGCCGTAGGCCATCCGGCAGGTGCCGTCCTGTCCGTCGAGATTGCGGAGCGTGGCCGATGCGTAGAGCCGGCCGTCGATCGAGTTGAGCCGCACGTCCTCCAGCCCATCGACCGGAAACTGCGACCGCGGGTAGTCGCACTGCAGCATGGTCGCGAGACCGGGCCGCTCGTAGAGCAGGTTGTCGGTGCGGATCACGCCGGCATCTTCCGGCGGCATGACGTACTGGCCGTTGTCGTCGATCCGGTAGTTGCTGGTGCGGACGTTGTAGAGCGGTACGCCGTCGTGGATCACGACCGACGGGTTGAACCGAGACCAGCCGACCCGGACGGCGGGCTCAAGCGGAGTGAGCCACACGTCCACCAGGTCGCCGAGCGGCCTGGTGTACCACGTCCGGTTGGAGCGGACGGCTTCGTCCTTCTCCGGGGATAGGTCCATGCGCATGAGCCGCTCGCACGCGCGGCGTCCCACGTCGTGCTCGCCGCAGTAGTAGGCGTGGGCCGCGAGTCGGTGCAGGTGTTCGATCATAGGTGTTCACCCGTTCACCGGCAGCGTAGCGATCCGCGCCGGGGTGTAAACCCCGGGATTTGAGCGGCCAGAGCGTCGCCGCCTCCCTGTTTTTGGCAGGCATTACAAAGAGTTTGCCGTGTAGTCGTTTGAGATTTGCGACGCCTCGACGTATGCGTGCCAGATGATCGTGGTCCCAGCGACGCCGGTCACTTCCAGCTCTACGGAGTCGAGCGTCCCGTTTGCTTTTAGGGTGGCAGATGCAGTCGAAAGGCCGCTGTCGGTGTGCTTGTTAGAGCTCGCCTGCCCGACAATCGTCAGGTTTGAAGACCCGTCTCGCTTGACGGTTGCCGTGATTGTTTCGCCGTAGGCTATGTCCCCAGTCCCACGTCCGGCGATTTCAAATCGCATCCGATATACCGACCGCTCCTCTAAAATGATGGAGTTGGTCGAGGCCACCGTGGACAGTCCGTCGATCGTCATCACCGCCGGCGTGGCGTCGGTGGTGCGCCGCTTCAGGCACCACATATTCATCTGCGCGATATGCCGCGTCGAGCCGTTCATCAGGTAGCCGGTTCCAAAGCCGCCCTGGTAGGCGTTCTTCGTCACGACCTGGCGACCGAGCGCGAATCCGTGTTGGCCCACCAGGTTGTGATCGGTACCGATTGCGAACCCGCGGGATGTCGGGATGATGTTTCGCCATCCGATCGCGATCCCCTCGCCGCCGCCGTTTAGCGTGCAGATCAGAGAGCGAGTAAGGACGTTGGATTGTCCGATCCCGCTCGCCTGCTCCAAAAAATCAGTCGTGGCCGCTTGAAACTCGGCCGGCGCGACAAGCGTAATCACGGTCCTGTTCGTTCCGGCGTTGTAGGAGACCGCCGAAACCTTGTTTGGCTGCCAAGAGTCCACATTCGAGGCGCTCGCCAAAAGGACCGCAACCACAGTGCCTACGGGATACGTCGATGACCTGTTTCCGCTGATCTCGACAGAGTGGCTTGCGGTCGGGCTTGTCCAGTTGTGCGCCACAATCTGGTCGCCCGATCCGCCGACCTGGTTGTATGCGCCAATCGCGTGCCCTACGTTTCGGACGAGGTTGTATTGGCCGAGCGCCGACGACATCGACGCGCCGACAGTGTTGCCGTAACCGGCGGCGAAACTGCCCTTCGCTTGATTGCCGTCCGATGAAGTTGTGTTGTCGATGACGTGACAGGCCCATCCGAAAGTCGCGCTATATTGCCCGGCGTGTGCCGGGAACTCGCCGTAATGATTGAACCGACCCGCGCCGAAGTGGCTTCTATTCTGAATCCACGCCACGGCGCGATGGTTTACCTCAGTCGGCACGCCGTTTTCGATGTTTGGCAGGCCGTTGGCGAGGTTGATGTAGAAGTCTTGCTTTGCATCCTCCGTGCCGAGGTTGGCGTGGGTGTGGGCCGTCGGCGTCCGCGCGTCGGAGAGCCGCGCGTCGTTGCCCGCCGCCACCGTGCCGGCCGCGGTGCCGACGTTCAGCGTCGCCGCGCCGCCGAGGCCGAGCAGCGACCTGCCCGTCGAGGCGCCGGCCGTGGCCAGGTCTCCCAGGTCGGTCGTGACGACGAATCGCCCTGATGTCGTGTTGTCGCCGATCCTTCCGTCGGGCGTGATGGCGCCGTGGGCATGATCGGACGGCGCGAACGTGGCCGGCTTGTCCGTGATCCCGGCCCAGGTCGTCGTGCCGGCTGGCCCGGCTGGCCCTTGCGGGCCGGCGGCACCGGCCGCCCCCGCCGGCCCCTGCGGTCCGGTCGGCCCTGCGGCCCCGGTCGCCCCTGCTGGCCCCGTTGCCCCCGTTGCCCCGGCTGGCCCTGCCGGTCCCTGCGGCCCGGCGGCCCCGGCGGGTCCGGTTTGTCCAGCTGCACCCGCCGGCCCCTGCGGTCCGGCTGGCCCGACGGCACCGTCCTGGCCCGTGACGATGCTGACGAGCACTTCGCAGTCAGCGGTCGCGCACGCGTCCGGCGCCACGATGATCGTTTCGCCGCCGTCGACCGTGATCGTGTCGCTCATGGCATCACCGCCTCACCGCGCGGACGCGGCCGGAGAGAATGGTGCGGGTGTCGCCGGTGGGGGTCGTCCACCGGAAACTCCATCGGTACTGGGTCGGGGGCACGAGCGTTGCGGTCTGCGTGTCGGTCAGCGAAAGGTTGACGCGCGTGTTCGTGACGCCCGCCACGGTGGTCAGCGTCGTCGTGATGGCGAACGTGGCCGCCGTGGCCCCGGTGGACGCGTTGACGATGGTGGCGGCCAGCGTGTAGCCGGTCAGATCCCGGTTGATGAGCAGCCGAAACGGGAAGTCGTCGCCCACGTTGAACGCGAGCGGCAGCGTGGCGGCGAGCCGCTCGAACGCGACCGAATCGGCGGTGCAACTGGTCGAGGACACGGCCATCCCTCACGCGGCGTAGAGCGAACCGAGAGACGGGGCGCCGCGCCGTGCTTGGGCTTGCGCGGCGCCCCGTCGGTTTTCAGTTAGGCCGGACGGCCGATCAGGCGCAGCCGATACGAACCCGGGCCTTGAGCTGGCCGGCAGTCTTCGCGACCGCCGCCCGGCCGATCAGAACGTCCGTGTTCGTCGTCGTCACCAGCTGCGACCCGGCGTTCCAGTAGAGGAGCGCACCGGCCGAGAACGTGGTCCCCGTCGCGCAGGCGATGTCGAACACGCCTTGGACGTGGAGCGTGCCCTGGGTGTTGGCCGGCACGGCCACCTTGGTCACGCCGATCTGGGTGCCCTGGACGACGACGGCGCCGGCCGCCGTGTCGCTGCCCGGCGTGAAGTCGATCACGTCGCCGGAGTGGATGTAGTCCGCAGTCGCCATGTCTTCGGTCCTTCTTTCTTGGGGTGGTTGTGGTTGTGGTCTCGATCAGGCGAGCGACGGGGCGGCTCAGGCCGCGCCCTTGCTCTTTACGCCGGCGCGGTACTCGGCGAGCGCTACGCCGAAGTCCCAGAACACCCGCCACGACACGCCGAGCACTTCGGGGTTGGTGTCCATGCCGAAGAACTCGACCGTCGGCGTCTGGAGGCCGTTGAGGTAGGCGATCTCCAGGGCCGCGAGGTCGGCGGGGTTCCCGAGCAGGTACCACGCGGTCGACGAGTTGCCGGTCAGCGTGGAGTTGGACAGCCACGGCGACACGAGCGGGGTGAACGAACCCTGCCACACGTTCGCCGACGGCGTCTTGGCCGTGGTCGGCCCGACGACGTACTGGCTGTTCATGAGCTCCTTGGCCGTCTGCTCGAGGGCCGTCGGCACGAGCAGGATGGTGGGGTCGACCATCACCGGCAGACCGTCCGGGCCGACCTGATCGCGGAACATCTGCACCGCGGTGGCGAGGCTGGACGACTGAAGGTTGGTCGCCGCACCCTCGAAGTAGTTGCCCCGGGCCGTGGTGAAGAACGACGAACCCGCGGCCGTCGCGTTGAGCGCGGCGAACAGCGTTTTCTCGCGGGAGTGGACGGCCTTCCGGCCCATGGCCTTGGCGTTGTCCGCGAACGCGTTCAGGTCGTCGTTGATGAGATCCTGCCGCGTGATGCTCAGCACCGCGCCGCGGGTCTGCACCTGACGGGTCCGGCTTTCCTCGGCCATCCGCAGGTGCTTGAGCTCGCCGTCCTTGCTGACGAGCTGGAGCTCGCCGTTGAGGGCGAGCGAGTAGACGGTGTTGGGCTGGAAGTTCGTGTGGCTGCGCGTCGCCGTGATCTGCTCGGCCACGGACGGAGCCATGGCGAACGCGTCCTGGAGAGCCTTGTTGGCCACGTTGCCGACGATTCCCGAGAGCTCGCTGGTGGAGAACGCCGCCTGGATCCACTGCTGCGTGCCCGGATCGGCGTCGATCGCCTTGCCGCTGGCCGCCGCGATCTGCTCGGCGTGCCACCGGAGGCCGCGCCGGCGGAACTTGCTGGCCCGGTCGAGGGTTTCTTCGGAGTAGGACTTCTCGACGTTGATGCCGGCGGCCATGCACAGGCTCGCCTCGATGATCTTCGTGTTCACGGCGTTTTCCTTGGCGTGGATGGCCGGGAGGCGCGGCCGCGACGAGCGGAGCACCTCGAGCTCGGCACGGGTCGAGTCCCAGCCGTCGGCGATGGCCTTGGCGGCGATGTCGCCATGCCGATCGCCGCAGACGGCGCGGATGGCGTTGACGCGGGTGGTTTCGGCGGCCATCTGCGCGCGGATGGTGGCGACGGCGGACGCGGCCACGGTCGCGGTCGTTTCGGGGGTCTCGACTTCGCCGGCGTCGTCGGCCTTTTCGGCCGCCATCAGCTTGTCGTAGACGCTCTGGAGCAGCGTGACCTGCTCGGCGGTGAGGTCCGCGACGACCATGCCGAGCGACTCGACCCAAGTATTGAAGTCCACGTCGAAACCCTCCTGGTTTGGTGCGGCCTCGGCCGCGATGGAAACACTGGTCTTTGCGTCCGCCCCGTTGGGCAGAATCGCGATGTGTCGGAGCCGGGTGCGCCGGTAGAGCAGGAAGCCCCCCGGGCCGGCGGTGATCGTGCGGCCGTTGACCTCGACCGACTGTCCGCCCCGTATGCGGATTGGCGGCTCGATCGGCTCGGCCCCGATGGACGCCTGGAGCGGCACGCTATCGCGGCTCAGCTCGATGGCGGTGGCGGCGATCGGGTTGGTGCGGCTGATCGTCCCGGTGGCCATCAGCCTCCGGCCGTCGACGACCTGGACGGTCGCGCTGCCGAGCGTTGCCGAGAGCGTGTTTTCGTGGCCGGAGAGCAGCACCACGCGGCCGTCGGCCTCGATGCCGCGCACGTCGGCCACCATCTGGCCGATTCCGTCCACGTTCATCAGCCCGCCGGAGTACGCTTCGATCAGCACCGTGGCCGGTGCCGTGGCGTCGGGGGCGCCGGCCTCGATGTTGACGACCGCCGAGCCGCAGAGCTCGAACGGGCGATTGGCCCCGGCGAGGATCATGCGTTCGCGTCGGCGACGGCTCTTGCGGTCCATCATCGGCCTCCCCTGCGGTTGGCGATCGCGAGTCCGGCTTGGCCGGCGGCGGATTCGTCGCCGTCGGCAATGTCCGACAGCGCGGAGGCGGCGGACGACGCGGTCGTCACCTGCGTGGCGTCCGGCAGCGACAGGCCCAGCTCGGCGAGCAGCTGTCGCTCGCGAGCGATCTGCCGCATGCCCTTCTCCCAATCGCGGCCGCGGTTGGCCCACTCCTCCGCGAGCGACGTGGTGAGGTTCGCGAGCCGGGTGGCCTGCGCGTTGGCTTCCTTGTTCGGGTCGACGTGCTCGCGGCCGTCCCAAAACCATTCGTGGGAGCACTCGGCCATCGGCGGGAATCCGTCGGGGATTACGCCGGGCTCGCGGGCCGCTTCGTCGATCCAGGCGGCCCAGATGCGGTCGATGACCTCTTCCTCGACTTCGGAGTGGTCAACGTGCTGCGACCGGCCGAACATCTGGTTGTCGAGGCGGCCGCTGGCGTAGTTGTAGGCGGACGAGTTGCCGCGGGCGATGTTGCTCGGCACGTTTTCGCACCGCGCCGCCTCGTCGATCAGCTCGGCCTTGAACTCGGAGTACGTCGTCGTCGGCTGCTCGGCTTTCAGCTGCTCCAGGCGGTAGCCGCCGGGTAGGGTCGTGAACATATTCCGCTCGAACTCGACCGACTCAAACGCTTCGCCCTCCACGTCTTCGTCGTGCGGCGCGCCGTCGGTGTAGAGCACGCCGGCCTGCATCGCGGCGGCTTCGGCGGCCCCGAGCACGGCGAGCGTGAACCGCCGCAGCTTGGAAAACAGCGGCAGTGCGGGCGCGAGGATCGGCACGCCCCGCTTTTGGCCGGGCCGCTCGAGCCGGTACCAGTGGATGACGTATTCGGCCGGCACTTCGTCGTACTCCATCGTGTGGAGCACGTCGCCCGGGTGGGTGCGAAGGATGTGGTAGGCGAGCGGATTCCCGTACTCGTCGAAGACGATCCCGTCGACCGCGTTTTCGCGGATCAGCGTGGGCGTCGTCACCTGCTCGGCCTCGACCAGCCGGAGGTCGAGCTTGACGGGGTGGTCGATCTTCGGGTTCGTGAACATCACCGCGAACGCTTCGCCGTCGCGGCTGAGGCATTGCCGCATGCACCGCAGCTTCCGCGCGAGCTTCACGGCCTTGGCCCACTGCGACCACGAACGCTCGATCGGGTTGGCGTCGTGCCCGTCGGGGGCGACGATCTGGAGCGTCGGCCCCGTGCCGATCAGGTCGTTGGCGACCGTCCGCACGAGTCCCGCCGCGTAGCAGTTGTTCGCGACTTCGTAGCGGGCACGCTCGCGGAGCGTCTGCCGGACGGACGGCGACAGCGCGGCGTTGGCCGAGAGGCTGTCGACGTTCGCCCAGTGCTTCCGGTTGTCGTCGGTCGTCCGCGCGGCGTCATAGCTGCCGCGGATCATGCGGAGCGCATGCCGCGCGACCGTCCGCGGGGCGGCCATCGGCGACGAAAACAGTCGGGAAAGCCACCCCATCTACTCGGCCCCCGGGGGGACGATGCGGGTAAATCGCAGGCCGCGGTGCGGCTTGGACGCGGCCCGCTTGCTGGCGAGGTAGCGATCCGCCTCGATCTGCTCGCGGATCGAGTGCTGCTCGACCGAGATGGAGTCGCCGCTGGCCTTTGCGGGGCCGGCGGCGTTCTCGCGAATGGCGTCGGTGATCGTGTCGTCCGGCACGGGCGGCGCTCCCGAGGATGATTCCTCTGGAGACAAGAAACGCCGTTTGCGCGCGAAGTGGCGGCGCACCGCCGCCGGATTTCTGGAGTCTTCCTACATATAGGAAACGGCTGCGGTCAGCCGCGCCGACGCACCGCTTCGCGCCGCGTCGTCACTTCGTGCGTCGTCATCGTCCGGCCGCAGTGTCGGCACGAGCGGTAGCGGCGGATCATGCCGTCGCGGACTCGCATGGTTTTTGTCGTCCGCAGATCTTGGCACCCGCACCGCGGGCACGCGATCCCGACGGCGTCAGTTTGCTCGGTCATCATGCCCCGGCCCTCCGTTGGCGTTGCATCTCGGCGAACGAAACCCGCCGCTTTCGCGCGGCCGCGAATCCCTGCGACCCCGACAGCGTCGCCCCCTGCATCGACGCGCCGACGGCGCAGCCGACCAGACAGTCGAGCCAGTGGTTATCCGGCCGTCCCGGCCGCGGGCTCCACTCTTCGACGGTTCGGCCTTTGGCGGTGTTGCTGACGCGATACTCGGCGACAAGGTGGTCCGCGAGCATGCGGTGCAGGTCGCCGTGTTCGCCGAAGAGACTCAGGCACCCGGCATCGCCCCGCGGCGTGGCGAGCCGCGCGTGGATGAACGATTTCCAGTAGTTCGTGTCGATCATGACGTGGCGGATGACGCGACGCTTTGCCGTGTTTGGGATCCGCCAGTAGTGCCCGACGCGGTCGCCCGGCTTCCGCGCGTACATGGCGAATGGAAGGCTGGACGCCTTGACGCCCTGGCCGTGGCTTGGCATCACGCCGGCCCGCGACGACTCGCGGCAAAACTGGTAGACGGTGTCGCTCATGTAGTTCGCGTCCACAAGGCAACGCTCGATTCGCATGGTGGCGCCATCTTCGCGCTTCCACTCGCGGCCCAGGAAGTTTGCGGTCAGCGAGTGCAGTCCCTCGAGCAGCGCCCCCTCGACGCTTTTGGCTTTGGACACGTCCGTCAGCTTTCGCGTCACTTCGCGGACCGTGAAGTACGGCCGCCGCTGATCGGGGAAAGTGCCGTAGTCGATGACGTAGCCGGAGAACGTGTCTTCCCACGCGCACACGGCCCAGTAGAGAACGTCTTTTTGGCAGTCGACGAACATCGACAGATACTGGCACGCCAGCGGGACGAATCCCCTGGGGTAGCGGTTGGTTTTGTCCGTGATCTCGGGCGCGGTGAGCTCTTCGACGGCCCGGTCGACGAGCGGCAGCGGCTCGTTTTGGAACTCGGCCGCGAACACGGCCTCCCCCTTGTCGATGCGGAGGTTGTAGGCGGATTGGATAGCGTGGATCTCGCCGGTTTTCTTGCGTGCCGGCCAGCCGACACGGCACCCCGCGGTCATCCGCTCGAGGTTGTCGGCGAACAGCTTGTCGGCGTCCGCGGTTCCGACGCCGCTCCGCTGGCCGGCCTTCCGCAACTCGGCGTATTGCTCCCATAGTTCGGTCTCGGTCGGCCACGCGTAGACCAGTTTCATTCGCCGGCCATGGCAAGCCGGGTTCCGCTCGCGGTCGAGCAGTCGCTCCGCTAGGTCGTCCGGGGCTACGACGGTCACGGTGACGAGTCCGGCGATTTGCACGTCGGGGCCGGCAAGCCCGAGCACCGCCCCCTTGAAAACTTTTTCCAGCTGGGCGACTTGCGACGGGCTTCGCGCGCTTTTGTCGGTCTGCGGATCGTCCACGAGCACGAGCGACGGACGAACCTTGCGGCCATCGCACGCCCGCGTGACGGCCATGCCGCGGATGGATCCGGTGATGCCGCGGACGCGGATGATTCCGCCCGATGCCGGCGATCCCGGGATCGTGGGGAGTTGCACGTCGTCGCCGTTCCAGTGGATGTGGGTGGGCTTGCCGCGGAACAGCTGGCCGCGGGCGCGATTGTTGATTCTTTCGAGCTTGGCGATGGGGTAGCACACTTCGGGGAAGTCCGCCGCGAGGAGTTCGCGTGTCTCGCACGACACTTTGATGTTTTCCAGCATCTGCGCGGCGTGCTCTTCGGTGGCGCCGATGATGACCACGAACTGCTGGTGACCGAAGAACAGCGCCCACGCGGCCGCGGCCTCGATCAGTGCGGTTTTGCCGCTGCCGCGGCTCATGGCGAACGCGAGCAACTCGCCGCGCAGCACGGCGGCCTCGAGCGCCGCGATGATCTCCAGGTGGTCGTCGGACCATTCGAGGTAGAACTGGTCTCGGTAGTAGGTCTCGCAAAACAGCCGAAAGTTCAGCCGGCAAGCGGCCTTGCGGTCTGGATCGGCGACGGCGGGCAGTTCGCCGATGTCGCGACCGGCAGCGCTTACCGCCTTGTCGCGGCTGGCGCTTGCGGCCTTGCGTTTGTCGTGGCGGTCGGCGTGTTTTTGCTTGCGGCCGGAGCCGGCGCCGAAGAGCGTCACAGTCCTACCTCGGTGATATTCTTGAGCACTTTTCGGGCGCCATCGAAGTCGCCGATGTCCAGCATGCGGCGGTACAGCTCGCGGTATGCGGTCAGCACGAACCCGCGGAGGGCGTCCGCGTCTGGCGCTCCTTCGTGCGCGAAGTATTCGAACACGGCCGCCATGGTTTTGCGGGCGTCTGTCCCGGGGTACTTGGCCCGCAATGCCTCGACGACATCGTGCTCGCTCGCGCCGCTTATCAGCCATTGCACCACGGCGATCGTGGCGGGCGGTTCAGCCGTGGCGATGCCACCACTCGGTGGCGGCGGTGTGGCTTCCGTCGGCGATTGTTCGCTTTTGCGTTTTCCAGACATCGTCCATGGCCTCCAAAAGAAACGCGGCGAGCTCCGGGTCGTGGGCGATCGTGAAGTCTTCGAGCCGCGGGTTGTGGTTGAGATTCATGCTGGTGCGCACCACGACCGACCACGTCTGGTTCCGAATCACGGAAAACTTGGCGTGTGTCCGGGTGACGCGGATCGCGTCGGCGCCGAACGCTTCGCGGATACGGGCCGCCAGCTGGGGGGCGCGTCGCACGAACGTCACGTCCACAAGCCACCGCGCGGCAGTCAGCTTCCCGGACCCGATCATCTCGAGCATTTTCGACACGTCCGTATTCGCGGCGGTCCAGGTCGAGACGTGCAACTCGGCCGGCCCGGTGATGGCCAGCGCGGCGTCGATCATGTCGGTCAGCGAAAACTGGCCCTTCGTCAGCCCGAAGATTTCGCGGCCGTCCAGGTGCAGGCCGGAGACGGCTTCGGCGGCGTTTTCCTTGCGTCGCAAATCGCGGATGTCGCGTTTCCGCTCCCGCACCACCGTGACGTGCGCTTTTCGGATCACGTCCGGGTCGACGACGGGGTCGGTTTTGTCGAACAGCAGCGGATTCTGTCGCGTCGGCAGGTCAGTCATGGTCGCGCTCCTCGCGGTGGCGTTTCAGGGCTTCGGCGTCACGTCGACGCACCAGAAAGATCCCGTCCAGCGGGATCGCCTCGAGCTTTTGCTCGTGTATCAGTCGGCGAACGTAGGCACGCGTCACTCCGGCGATTTTCGCGGCGGTTCCGACTCGAACGTAGTGGGCGGGGTCGATTTTCATGGTCAGGCACCCGCCCGCGTGAACTCGCGGACCCCGATTCTGCGAACGGACCGAACCGGGCTTGTTTGGATGCGGCCCGTAGCATTTTGGCCGTGCATCGGGCACCCGACGCGGGGCATTTTCGTCCCGGCCAGCGTGAAGAACTGGAACCGGCCGCCCCACACGTCGGTGGTGGCGTCGCGGTTGATTCCGTCGTGGTGGACGCGGCCGGCATCCGCGCGCAGGTAGTAGGTCGTGTTCGCGGTCTTCACTTCGTAGTATCGCATTGAATGCTCCGTGGTGTTCAGGCGTGGATCGCGGTGGGAACCGGCGAGGACACCGGGGTCGTGAAGCCGCGGTCGGCGAACAGCTTTACGTCAGCGGGATCGGTCCCGTCGACGCGCACAATCCGCCCCGCTTCGTCGGCGAGGAAGTAGCTGCCGACGATCGGCCGTCCGGTCCGGCGGTAGCGAAGATTCGCGGCGTTCCGCGGCCCGCCCTCGACCGGCACTTCGCCGGCGACGCGGTAGGCGAAGCGACGCTCGCGGTCGAGCCGGTCCAGCTCCGCGACGCGGTCCGCGTGCTCGGCGTCCTGGCGGACGCGGTTTCCGTTCGCCGCAGTCCGGCGACCGTACCGGGCCGAGCCGGCGCAGACGACACCCCAAAGCTCGACTTCGCCCGTGGAGCCGTCGGCGTAGACGGCGCGGACAGCAACCCGCCGGCGAGGGCAGTTCGTCCCGCAGTGCTGGCAAGTTCCTTCCTCGGCCATCCCCATCACTTCGATCGTCGACATGATTCGTTTTCTCTCCCGTGTTACCGTAATGATATCCGATTGGATACCATTCGTCAAGAGGGCGGCCGGCGGTTTATTCCTTGGTGGTCAGGCGTGGACGGCGAGCCCGCGGGCGGCAAGCCGGTGGAATCGCTGCGTTTCAATCTCGCGAACGCGGCCGCCGATTCCGGTGAGGACGACGATTCGGGCGTCGACTTCACCGGCCCGGATTCGGGCCGCGGTTTCAGCGTCCGCGAGCACGACGCGCTGCTCGGCGCCGGTACGGCGAAAGCTCACGATCTCGAGCAACTCGGGGCCGGCGGTGGTCGTGGTCAGTTTCACGCGGTCGCCTTTTTTCCAGCTGGTCGCAGTCGTGGTCATGGTCGCGGGTTCCCGTTTTCGTTTTGCGAGTCTCATTCGCTCGCACGTCTGTATGATATCCGACTGGATACCATACGTCAAGAGGGGGCCGCCGGTTCATTCTTTTTTTTGGTGGGACAAGTTTGACTGAATAGTCGGTCGTTCCGTAGGCCGTGGGGGTTTTTTTCAACCGCCGGGAGTACCTTTTCGGCCCGGCGACAGCCCCTTCGCCTCCATCCGGTCGCGCAGCCCGGCAAGCCAGCCGGCGAGCGTCGACCGCGGCACGTTCATCACGCGCGACGCCTCCGCGACGCTCATCGTCTCGAGCAATCGGCAAAGCCGCCTCACCTGCTCACCTTCACGCTCCAGGCACGCGTCGATGTCGATTCGCAGCTCGATCCGCTCCTGATCGGACATCGCGTCGCGTTGCGCGATCCCGGAGTGCGCGGAGACGACGGGCACCGCCGGAAAACGACGGAGTCGCCGGTCGTGCCGCGCGATCGAAGCGACCGCGTTCCGCACCGCCGTCACGGTGTAGGCCCACTCGGATTCGCCGTGCCTCACCGGCTCGCCGATGGCCAGCATGATCCGCTGCGTGATTTCCTCCGCGTCGCCCCCGGATCGCGCGACGTAGCGCGCGGCACTCGCGGCCACGAACGCGAGCACGTCGGCGGCGGTGTGATCTGCGACCATCATGCCACCACGTTCGCGTGATCGCGGTGGAACGTGGCTTCGTGGTCCGTGACCGCTAGGTCGAATGCCGTCACCGCGACGGCGAGGGCCGCCCATCGGTGCTGGCTGATTCCGGCCAGCGGCCCCGGGTTCCGCTTCGTGCCGACGGCGCCGAAGCGGTCGATCAGGGCTTGGCGGATGTTCCCGTCTTTCGCCCGGACAGACGAGCATAGGTGCAACTTCACGTCACGCCGCGGCACCAGCCGCATTCTCGCGACGCGCGTGGAAAACATCCCGATCGCGAAGACGGTCTCGAACACTTCGCGGCCGACCGACATCCCGAACGATTCGATCCACTCGCATGCGACCGGCGACGACGCGGAGTCCAGGTAGGCCACCAACTGGTGGTTCGGCATGTCTCCCGCCGACACCACGCGTTCGCCATCCCACGCGACGAACGCCGACTCCCGCGGCCCGGGGTCGATGCCGATGACCGTTCTGGCATTCATGCTCGCGTCCGTGCTCGCATCCATGGTTGTATCGTGTCGCGACGGGGGGCACTTCTTCAATCCCGGCCGAGCTCGGAATCGGACAGCACGCGGAGGAACTCCGATCGCGAGTGCTCTTCGCCGTGCCACTCGCGCGCGTCCCGCGGCGCCGACCGCATGGATGGCGCCGACCGCTGGGGGATTTCCGGGTGCTCGAGCCGCTGCCGGGCCTCCCGCACTTTCCCGCAGAGCACGACCGCCGCCACGGCCTCCATCCGCTCGAGCGACGCCGCGATCGAAGCGGCGACGTGGTCGAGGGCTTCGATCGTCGCTGCGGCGCCGATGTCCGCCTCGAACTGCGCCCGAAGCCGGCGGCTATCCTCCGCGTCGATCACGAGTCGCTCCCCGGAGTAGGCCGGCTGGCGCTCGTCGTGCATCCGCTCGGCGACACGCTGCGCCGCCCGCAGCTGGCGATACGCGTCATGCACCCAAGCGAGTTGCGGGTAGACTGAGTCCCGGGACCGTTTCACCTGCCGGATCGCCTCGAACAGCGCGTCTTGGTTCAGCGGCTCCAGGTCGGATCGCCACAGATCGGCTTCCTCCGCGGTGAACTGCGCCATCGGCCAGAGCCCGTTGATCGTCTCGCGGTTTTCGTCCCACGTCCGGCTCATAGATTTCCCCTTCGTTGCGGGCGGCCCCCGGCTGCGGCCAGCTGGCGCGGGGCCTCCCTCGGATCGCGGAACTCGCCGGCGATAATCCGGTCCAGATCCCGCACGAACTGCGTCCACGGCACGGGCCGCTCGAACCGTCGGCACTCGGGGAGCATGGCGACCGCCGCGAGGGCTTGCGCGACCCACCCCGGGGACGCGGCAAGGTCGGCGAATCCGTTCGGCGGCGTCACGAGCGTCCAGGGCACGGCGCGATCGGTCGCGTTCCACACCTCGACGATCCGCGCCCACTCGTCATGCACCCATCCGGGCCGCCGCGGGCGGGCCGCGGGCTTCGTGGCCGCCGCGGGGTCCCCGTCGGCCCCCGGCTCTGGCCCCGCGTTCCCGGCCCCCGGCTGCGGCGTTTCGCCGTCGGCGCGCGCGTATTGTCTTTCCTCTTGCTTGGGTAGGAGTAGGGTAGGAGTAGGGGCGATCGTTTTGCGATCGCTTTGCGATCCGTTTGCGATCCGTTTGCGATCGCTTTGCGATCGAACCGCGGTTTTTGCCGGAGATTCGCGGGTGTCGATGGAACTCGATTCCGAATCGGATTCCCGACATCCGGCCCGGTCGACGGGCCATGGCGCAGAATCCGAAGAAGCACGCGATTCGTTTGCGATGGCTTTGCGATCGCTTTGCGATCCGTTTGCGATCGCTTTGCGATCCGTTTGCGATCCCCAGCGGGTGTCGTTTCCCTTCCGGCCGGCTTCGGATCGCTTCTCGGCCATGCTGTCAACCGCCGCCCGCTCCCGCTCGAGGCGGTCGTGGCTCAAGCGGCCGTCGTCCAGCTCGATCAGTCGCGGCCGGATGGTGTCCCAATCCCCCGGCTCCATCCCGCCGGCGATCCGATCGCATGCTCGCTCGTCGTTCGGCAGTCCGCCGCGCGTCCACGCGTAGCAGATGAGCCGCATGTACGCGCCGAAGCACGCGGGCGTCATGTCCACGGTGGACGCGATCAGGTCGTCGCAAAACAGCGGCAGAACGTGCCGCGTGTCAGGCTTCCGTGCCATGCTGGCCTCCATTCGATTCCGCATTGGTTGCGATCCGTCGCCAAACCCGCTCCAGGCACCCGCCAGCGTTGCGAACTTCGTCGCCCGTCGGCGCGGCAAGCCCTTCGCTTTCGAGGTCCGCGAGCCGCTTGTTGACGCGGTGGGCGTCCATCCCGATCCGCTGGCCGAGCTCGGTCTGGCCGGCAGGGCCGGCGGCGAGGGCTTCGTACACGAGCAGCTTTTGGCCGGTCAGGCCGCGTGATCGCGCGGCCGCGTGGGATGTCGGCGGATCGCTCGCGCGGGCCTTGGGCGCGGAGAACAGCGGCCCGAAGTCCGTTCGCTCTGGCCAATAGTCGCTCATGGCTTCCGCCCCGTCAGGTGCTGCATTCGCGCGGCCACCGCTCGGGCGAGCGCCTTGTCGTGCGTGGCCGGCAGCGCGGCCATTGCCCGCCCGGCGTCCCATATCAGCAGCTCGCGGACGCTGTTTGCCGTGCGGATATGCCGGTCGAGCCGCTCGTATTCCCTGGCTTCCGGGGACTTCACGCGACACCCTCCAACTTCCCGATACGTTCGTCCATCTCGCGATTCACGTCGCGGAGCATCACGAGCAGCGACCGCTGCTCGGCGATCGTTTTTCGGAGCCGCGAGTTTTCCTCCGAAAGACTCCGCGCGTTGTCACGGTAGGCTTTACGGTGGACTTCCATTTGGTGCAGCTCGGCCTCCATCCGCTCGAACGCGTCGATCCCGAAGATCCACCGCAAGGCTCGCCGGATCATGATTCATCTCCGATCGTTGCAACTTCCCGAACACGAGTCCGCGCGCTCACCGCGTGAACGTGCGACGCCAGCCGCTGGCAGATGGCCCGGAACTGGCGATCGGTGAACAGCAGCGCCCGGCGATTCCGCCCGGCTGGCGCCACTTGCAGCGTGTTGGCGATGAACGCGGCCGACATCGTGATCCCGAGCCGGGCGTTGATGTCGCCAAGGCTCAGCGTGGCCGGTTCGCTGGCCGCTTCGTCGCCGTCGCCGAAGTCGTCGTCCGCCGCGGCCGCCGCCGCGGTTTCCGGCGCCCCCGGGCCGGTCGTTTGGTGGAGCACGGCCGGCGGCGTGGCCGCTTCCGGCGCCGCCGCCGTTGCCGCTTCCGCGGCCTTCCGGGCACGCTCCGCGTTTTCCGCGTCAGCCCGGGCGATCCGGCCGGCCACCAACTCGCGGAACGCCGCCGGCTCCATGCCGATCAGTTTCCCGCCGTCGGGGAAGAGCGACTCGCGGCCCGCCGCCATGTCGCGGAATGCGGCGACGTTTGCTCGCACGACCCGGGCCTCCGCGTCCGCGGCCATCTTGGCGTCGGCCAGAGCGTGGTCGACGGCGTCGTGCATGGCCGTGATCGAACGCTTCCCCTTGACCGCCCCGCCGAAGTCCGCCGCCGGCGGCCGAAGCTCGAAGGGCATGGTTTCGGCCGACAGCATGGCGACATGCTTCGCCAGCGCCCGCTGGGCGTCGACCACGATCGACGTTCGGATTTCATCCTTCCGCCCGCGGACCAGCTTCTCCAGGTCGAGCCGCACCCGGCGAGCCTCCGCGGACACGTCGTCGAGCGTGCGGAAAAGCTCTTCGATGGACGCGGTCTGCGACAGCGCGTGAGCCTTGGCGGCGTCGATCCGGGTCTCGACTTCCCGGCACCATTTGACCGACAGCTCCGCGTCCGCGAAGTCCTGATCGGTCGTCAAGTCTCGGCGGACGTGGCGGATTGCCGTGATGGCGGTTTCGCGGAACGTCTGGAGGTTGCTGGCGATGACGGTGCCCTCGACTTCGATCCGCAGGGCCGGCAGCGTTTCCGGCGCGGTTCCCACCGGCGCCGCTTCCGCCGGCGCGGCCGGCTCGAAGGACATTAGGTCGGCCGCGAACTGCGTCCATCCGGCCACGATCCGCTCGCGGAGCACCGGGTCCGATTCGACCCAGCGGTGGTGCGACTCGAGCAGATTCCCGGCGGCGTCCCAATCGCTCGCCACGAACAGCACGCGACCGGCCCCGCTCACGAGCAGTTGGTGCTCCATCTGCACGCGGTAGTGCATGGGCAGGTCGGCCCCGGATTGGAACGCGGCCCGGATGTCGCCGTTGAGCGCCTTGTGCTCGAATGCGGTTTCGCCCCCGAGCGTCAGACCGTCGAAACTCGCGGAGTAGCGGCCGTTCGTGCCCGTCACCGGGTAGAGCGGCTCGCCGACGATTTGCTCGGCCATGGGCCGCGCGAGGGCTTCCAGCCGGTGGCCGTTGTTGAACCGCCGTTGCGTCGCCGGGTCGACTTCCGGCGTGATGCCCGTGGCACACTCCGCGAGCAGCTGTCGGCGGCTTTTGTGCGGGGAGCACCCGAGCATGGCCGGCGCGTCGCTTGCGTTGAAGTGGGCGGCGCGGTGCGCGAGCCACTCCGGCGAGCCTTGGGCGAGCGAGATGATCTTCATGCGGCACCCCCTTCGTCGCCGACCGGCGGTTCCCACGCGTCACCGCGGCCCACCGCCACGGCCTCGACGATTTCGCCGTCATCGGCGACGGTGGCGCCGATCAGCATGATCTGGTCGGCTTGGCCGTCGGTCAGCGACCACCGCGTCCGGGCAAAGGCGAGGATGTCGCCGCCCGTTTTGCGGCCGGCCGCGACCGCACGGATCCACGCGGGCATCAGCTTTTGCCACTCGGCCTCGGTCAGCGGTGGCAGCTCTTGCACCGCGCGCGGCTCGGGCGTGGTCGTGCTGGCCGCCCGGCTCTCGACCCCCTCGGCTTCGTCCGGCTCCATGATCCCCGAGAAGCCGAACGCGTAGCGGAAGGCTTGGATCGCCGCCTTGTGCCGGAGCATCCGGTGCTGCATCTTCCACGGGTCCGTCGGCCGGATGCACTCGGCCAGATACTCCGTCACGACGACCGGGTGCGACCGATCCTTCCGAAAGACGCGGGCCGTAGCCGACACCAACTTCCCGGCGTCGTCGTGCTGGAAGTCGACCTCGAGGCCATCCATCTGCGGGTGGTTGTTCCCCATCGTGATCCACCCGTCGATGGACACGATCGGCTGGATTCCGCCGCCCTTTTTCGGAAACGCGTAGATTTCTCGCGTGGCCGGGTTCAGGGCGTATTCCTTCGCGACGAGCAGGAACGCCGCGAACTCCTCGCGTGTCGCACCCGCCATGCCGCATGTGGCCCGCACGGTCGCCTCGAACGCTTCGGGCTCCATCCCGTAGCGTGTCGCCATCGTCATCAGCACCGACCGCTTGGCCGGTGTCACCGCAATCGCAGATTCGGTCATCGCTCACCTCCATCGTGGGAAAACAGTTGGTCACGAACACAGTCCCAGTGCCGATCGCTACGTCGCGAGCAGCACGCCGTCACCGCGCCGAACACCACCGCCAGAGCGGTGCATCCGACGCCGACGGCGATCCCGGCCACGAAACACGCGGTCATCACAGTGGCCCCCCTTGCACGCGGAGCTCGGCCGCGATTTCGTCCGCGGTGTCGCGGACCAGCATTCGGAGCATCGGATCCTGTCGGTAGGTCTTCGCGGACACGCAGACTTCCGACTCGTGCAGCTGCCGCACGGCCTGCACCAGACGCCACACCCGGGCTCGCATCCACGCGGCAGCGTCCGCTGGCCGCCGGCTCACCCTCGCCGATCGGTTGAGTTGCTTCACGACGGGATCCTCCGCGCGATCTGGCTGGCCGACACGAGCAGCTCGCACCGCTCCAGGCACGTTTCGACGACGACATCTCCGCGCGTCGTCACCTGGATCACCCATGCCGCGGTGAGCTGGCGAAACCCGCGTTCAGCGTCGAAGAACAGCACCAGATCCCCGCGGCACAGTCCGGCCTGCTCGGCGATTTCGGCCGCGGCCCCCGCCGCCTCCGCGTCGCCCGGCATGGCGTCGCCAGCGATGCAACCCATCGGCATCATTCCTGCGGCTGCTGTCGCTCCTCGAGCACTCGTCGGTATACCTCTTCGCGGTAGATCTTCGTGTCCGCGTCGGCGTCCACTCCGATCCACACTTTGCCCCCGTCCACTTCCACGACCGTCACACGGATCGGCCCGGAGTCCGGCGGGATGACGACGATCCGCTCGCCCACTCTGCGGCGTAGCCTCAGCATCCCGGGCGCCCTCCATGGCGACCGGGGCCGAGTGCATCCGCAGAATCCGTCGGATCCTCCGACGTTGCATCCGTGCGAACATCCTGCGTAGCCGCCGCTGCGACGGGGTCCAGCGGGCGAACTCCATGGCCGCCTGATCGTCGAGCGGCCCATCGTCGAGCGAATCGTGCTCCGGTGTCGTCAGTCCCGCGATTCGGTTTCGCATTCGTGCGTCCCTTGTCGATGCGGGACGCCACGCGATTGCTGGTGGCGGTCATGTGGCAGTCCCTCGCCTGAGAAGTCCGTTTTCGCGATCGCGTGAGCGTCGCGGCGATGCCCACGTTGGGCGTCACGGGGAGGGGTTTTATGGCGCACGGACAATCGCGTCAAGAGGGTTTTCCACAGAACGGACAAACCGCTAGAATCACGGCCGCCACGGCATGGAGGGACCAATGATTGCCGGACTGACAGCCGCGCAGATTCGCGAAGCGGCCGAGCAGCTCTACCGCGCGGACGGATACCGCGACGCGCCCGAGCAGATATTCCTCGACCAGTTCGAGGCCGCGGACCCGCCGACTACGTTTCTGCGCGTCGCGTTTCGCCGCTTCAACACGAGGGCCGCGACGCGGCTGGCCGAGTTAGGCGCGTTGCTCCAGGGCAATCACGGCGAGAGCAATCTTGTCTTCGTCGTCTACTTCAAGCGGATCCAGCCGGAGCGCATGGCGCGGCACTCGATCCAGATGGCGGACAAGTGAGGACGCGAGCGATGCGATCCGACACGAGTCATGACGCCGCGCCGGCGGCGATAGCTCAGATGCCCGACGGCGATCATGCGTCGCTCGGGGCGGCAGCGGGCGGAAGGATAAACCGTTACTGCGAACCGCGTGGGCACCGGCGATACATCGATTGGAGAACCATTGTTTCTGCGGTTCCCCGTAGCGGCGGGTGTGCCGCATATCACCCCGCCGATCGCGCGTTGCCCGGCCGCGTGACGCGAGTGGCCGACGTTATCATCCGCCGCATATCACGCCGACCGTTGGCGGCGCGGCTTCGCGGCGGGTTCGTCTCGCGTTAGACGGTCCAGCGTCACACCGAGAGCTGCGGCGATCGCGCGGGCGGTTGACACCTTCGGGTCGTTCAGCTGGTAGAGCGTTGCACGGCCGACGCCGGCGATTTCTGCTAGCTGGTCGAGACGAAGCCCCCTACGCCGTGCCAAGGATTCGATCCGAACGAACAGCGGCGACGGCGCCCGCGTCCGCGGCCGTCCGCCCGGGTGTCGATCACGCGGGGCTGGCATGGCGGGCTCCATTCCCTACAGACTAGCCCCGGTTTCCCGGGCATTCTGCGTTGCCGTCCCCGACGGGGATCGCAACGGTTGAAAGTGGCGGGGGTGGGACCGAACCATTCTCGGACGGATCGACCGGCAAAGCCGGCACGGCCGACACCCCAGCACGGAAGGGCATTCCCCGCACGGAAGCGTGACCTATATCCCACACGAGGGAGGACACGCCATGACGCTCGATCAGTTTCTCGCGGACATCTACGTTCCGCTCAAACTCCGCGGCCGAAGCCCGGAGTCGGTCCGGCTGCTGCGGCACGCGATCACGCAGTTTTCGCGGTGGCTCGGCCGCCCGGCGGTGCTCGAGGATTTTGAGGATCTGCGCGTGAGCCAGTTTCTTGCCAAACGCGGCGAGAAGCTCGCGCCGGAGTCCGTGGCCCGCGAGCGGTCGGGGTTGCTGGCGCTCTGGAATCTGGCGCAGGCCCGCGGCATCGTTAGGCTGCGGCCGTGCGTCAGCGCGGAGGTCGTCCCCGAGCGGACGCCGCGGGCGTTGACGGAAGCGGAGCTGTCGCGGCTGTTCGCGGTCGCGGAGCGCAGCACGGGATGGGTCGGGCCGGTGCCGGCGAAGCTGTTTTTCCCGACGCTTATCGCGGTGCTCTTCTACAGCGGCGAGCGGATCACGGCCACGCTGGCGATCACCCGCGACAACTGGAGGCGGCCGTGGTTGGTCGTGCCTCCGCACACTCGCAAGGGGAAGCGGCAGGAACGCGCCTACGAACTGCCGCCGTGGGTCTGCGACATGGTGGACGACATGCTGCGGCACCACCGGGCCGAGCGGGTGTTTTTTTGGGGCGCCACGATGACCGCCCTTCGCAAGCGGTGGAAGACGCTCACACGGCGGGCCGGGCTTGGCGACGGAAGGGATGTCCAGTTCCACGTCCTTCGGAAGAGCACGGCGAGCCACCTGGATGCCGCCGGGGGCGACGCCACGGCGTATCTGGGGCATTCCTCAGACTCGATCACGCGGGAGAGCTACCTGGACCCCCGGATCACCGGAGCCCGCCAGCCGAAGCCGTGGGAGCTCTTGCCGCGGATCCGGCCCGACGACCACCCCCCGGGAAACCCGGCGGCGTGATGAACTACCGTTGTCATGCCACGTCCGCGAACACCTTGGCCGCGATCGCCCCGAGCACGGCCGGCGTCGGCCGGATCGCCTCCTCGACCGTCAGCAGCCGGTCCGCCGGCATCAGGGAGACGAGCTCGTCGTCGGCGTAGGGGGAGCGCTGGTACCACTGCCGCGTCAGGCGGCAGACGCCGTACCACGCGAGGTAGACGTTGGCCGCTCGGTGGTACCAATCGAGCGTCAGCCCGAGCCCTGGCCGGGCCTCGAGCTCTGACAGCACCATCGTCTCGCATTCGCGCTCGCACTCAAGGATCAGCCGGATCGCGTTGTCGCGTTGCTGCGGCGTCAGCTCGACGACCCCCTGGAGCCACGCGTCGAACAGGTACCACGCGCAGCAGTCTTCCCCGAGCCGCGCCGTCCAGGTCGGGGAGTTTGCCCGCCATTGCCGGTAGTGCTGGTGCTCGTGGATGAACACGGACAGCCAGACTTGCGGCGAGACCGCCGTGGCGACGAAGAACGTCGGCCCGTCTTCGTCAAAGTAGCCGCCGAGCTTGCCGCCGTATGCTTTGCTGTCTTCGTCGGCGAGCGTGACATTGACTCCGGCCGCGTGCATTTCCGCCATCGCGGCGACGACGTAGGCGGCGGCGTCGGGCGTCAGTCGATCAATCATGCGTCACCTCGTGGCGGCGAGATAGAGGCCGATATTGGCGAACGCGTAGCCGGCGTAGGCAATGGCCAAACCCGGCTTGTCGTGGTAGGCCAGATCCATTGAAACATAGGCGTAGATGACGCCCGTCACCGCGATCAGGAAGCCCGACATGCCGCCCTTCCGGAGTACGCTGCATACGCTCCGAGCACGCGGTGCCGCAGCTGGCCTACCGTGCCCGTGTTTCGGATGATGTCGTCGCAGTCGTCCGGGCCGATCTGAAAGTCGCTCGAGTGCGTGCCGACTGCGACGCCGGGGCGGTCGACCCACCAGACTTCGCCGCCACGCTCGCGGATCGCCTTCACTTCGTTCGGGAATCGTGTCCCGCAGACGGCGAACGCGTCCGCCCCGATCGCGTCGGCGAGCGTGTCGATCCGGTCCATCGTCAGCGTGACCCAGATGTCCGGGTGGACGAGCGCGCGGCCCCACTCGGTGCCGAGCGTCCGAAGCAGGTCGCGCGGCACCACGTCCAGGCCGCCCACGTCGAGGAACCGCTCTTTCTGCGCCCGGTCGCGGAGCACTTCGTCCGGGATCGACAGCATCGCGGCGAGCCCGCGATAGATGGGGTCGGCCCATTGCAGGCAGTGGGCGTCGGGGATCATGGACGCCGCAAGCGTCTTGCCCGATCCGATCCGGCCCGCGAACCCGATGATTTTCATGCGCACGACTCCGCGAGGGCGTCGATCCATTGCTTGAGCGAGTAGAAGTCGTGGAACACGGGTTTTCCCATCGCCTCGAACAGTCGCACTTCGGCATCCGCGCCCGATGATTCGTGCTGCCGGTAGCCGGTGGCTTCGTCGGTCGCCGTCATCCGCAGGCATGCATCGCACCGGGCGATGATTTCGTTATCGTAGGCCACCCAATCGCCATAGGGACGGGGGTTGTGCAGGTGCTGAAAGTGGCTCCAGAGCGGAGCGATCGGCACCACGCCTAGGTCGAAGAGCACGTCCCATATCCGCATTTGGAACCGCGTGTTGATCGCGGCGTCGCCCTTCGTGTAGGGGCTGGCGATGTAGACCCACGGTCGAGTGACGGCAGGGGCGCTCATGACGACCGGACCTTTCCGTTTGCAATGCGGAAGTTTGACACGTCGAACTGCCCGTCGGCCTGGACGCGGACGCTGGCGAATCCGTGGTTAAACTTGTTGAGTCGGGCGTACTCCGGCCGCAGGTCGCAAAGGCACCCGGTACTCCAGCAAAACACTTCCCGGCCGAACATATCCGGCTCGCAGTGTGCGCTCGTCCGGTGGCCGTGGCCCTCGAGCACGGTGTGGTGGAGTCGCAGGAACGCGCCCCGGGCCTGATTGACCGGGGCCGTGATGCCCTTTCCCTTCTCATGGCCGTGGAGGATCGGCAGCTCGCCGGCCATGATCGGCCGCTGGTCGTCGACGAACGTGATGCCGTGGTCGTCCATGCCCAGCCATTGGTCGAGGCTCGTGCGCGGGTCGTCGCTGATTTCCGGGGCGTGATTCCAAAGCCACACGTTCCAGCGCTCTTCATGATTTCCGGCCTTGAACACGATCGGTATGTCGCGGAACTGTTGGCGGATCCAGCCGAGCATTTCGCGCACCGCGTCGACTTCGCCGCGGAAGTTGCGTTTTTTGGGGTTTCGCGTGTATCGGCTGATCGAATAGAAGTCGGCGATGTCGCCGTTGAGCACGAGCGCGTCGACCCGGTCGCCCCGCAGCTGGTCGACCGCGGCCCGGAGAGCGACCTCGTCGTGATAGGGGACGTGAATGTCGGACAGCACTCCCACGACCCCGGTGGCCTCGAGCCGGTAGGGTTCCCAGCGGTCCGCCTTGCTTGGCGGCATTTCGGGCGTCCATCCGCTTTCTCGCGCGGGTCGCATCGCGACGGCCGTGCCGGCCATCTGCTTTCGGCTGCGCTCGCCAGACCGGCCGAACTGCCTCGCGATACGGCGCTCGGCCGCCGTCAGCGTTATGGCGCCGTTGCACTCTTTGACCAGCCGCCGCGCGAGCGTCTTGACCGGCGCGTCGGGGTGCGTTGCCGCCAGCTGCCGCGCCATGGCCGTGATGTCGTCGCCGCCTAGCTCACCTTTGCGTGTCATCCGGCCCTCCTGGCGTTGGTGTGCGGCCGTCCGTGGCCGCGGGTGTGTCGTCGGTAGCCCTTCTGGCGTTTCGGATCGCGAGTGTGATGAGCCGTCGCGCAGCGAATGCCGCGAACGGCAGATGTCTACGCGCGGCTTCGTCGCGAAGCCACTGCACGATTTGTTCGATTCGGCTTTCGCATTGGTCCGGCCCCCACACGTTCATCTGCACCGCGTACTGATTGCACGGGCAGGTGCCGGTTGCGCGGATGCCAAACGCCGCGAGCAGTTTCTTGAGCTCGGTTCCCGGCCCCGTGGTGAGCCGCTCGAAAACCTTGGGGTCGCGGCGGGCATCGGCAATCGAGCGGAACGGTATTCCGTTGGCGTCTGCTCCTACGCGACACGCGGCGAGAGGCCGCGACGGGATCGCGGCCTTGGCGACTTGCGCCCCGCACTGGGAGCACGTCCACAGCGACTCGGATTCCTGCCACTGGCAGAACACGGACGCAGTTTTCACGGCAGCACCCTCCCGTCATCGTGGTCGGGGCAGTTGGGATAGACCGGAATCACGGCAGACAGCGATACGGTGTAGCCGTGCTCGATCACGACGTAGTCGCCGACTTGCGCCGTCGGGCCGTTGAATGGTTGCCGCCACTGTTCGTAGTTGAAAGTGTCACACTCGACGCCTTCCGGCCCCGGCGCGTAGACCGTCGACACCTTGCCTTTGAGTCGATAGAGGCCATACGCGCCTTTTGGGTTGCCGTTGACGAACTGGCTGCCGGACGGCAGCGGCGACAAGGAGTTTAGTCCTTGCCCCTGGTCGCACAGGTTGGTGCTTTCGACCCTGTCTGGAGTTCCTATCGCCCCCGGCGCGCCGCCTTGACCGTATGGCCCGTTCACAGACATCCCCGTCCACAGGCGATACATCGGGTACGACCTGTTTAGGAGCGAGTGGTAGCACTCATTGAGGGTGCAATGTTCGGCGCGGCGGTGAAACGGCGGGTGGCTTCCTTGGATGAGGTCGTGCGTCGAGTTTTCGTCGTGGTAGGCGTCGTGGACCCATCCATGCCACGGCACATAGGACAGCAGCGAGGCCGGCGCGCCGCCGAAGGTGCTGCCGATTTGCATGTTTTGCAGCTCCCACATCATTCCCGACGCGGGGTTGGCGTAGTCGCGGCCACCAAGCGGAAACGCGACCGGATTTCCGGGCGTGGAGTGCAGAGGGTCGGCGCGGTCCTCGACCGGAATCGACACGATCGTACATCCCGTGACTTCGCCGAACGTGGGGCTAGTTCTGGTCGTGTTGATCGCGACCGTGGCCCTTGCGCCGTCGCCGGTGTCGCTTCCCACAACGACGTACACGTCAGGATGTCGCACCCCCGATGACCACGTCGGCCGGAACATCAGCCCGCCGTGCAACACCTCGAGCTCGGTGATGGCGCCGTCTTCGTCGACTTCCGACACGCGTAGCCGGCATAGGGACGGCTGGTGGTCGAAGTTTTCGTCGATTGTCACCACCCCGTTGACGGTGGTTTCGATGGGGACGTGCCCGGACGCGGTGAGGTTTTGCGCCTGATACCACGCCCCGTTGGCGACGCGATCGGGGTTGTCGCCGCCAGAGTTTCGCCACGGGTGCGACCATTGCACCCCGGCAACCGGCGCAACGTCGAACTCCTGGCCGACAAGGTAGCCGGACCCGCCGTTGGCGATGCTTGCGGCCGTGACCGGGAAGTAGGCGAACCGGCGAGCCGGCGGCTCGCGCTTTTCGCCGTCGGCGTAGTCTGGTTGCGGGAAGTTCAGCACTTCGCCGAACGTGAACGCGCCGATCATGGCCCCCGAGCCGTCTTCGATGTCAGGAATGGCGGTCGGCAGCGTGGGGGCAACGTGCTCCACGTCGGCGAATGCGTAGTAGCCGCCGCCGGACTTCACTTCGCCGCCGACCAGAGGGCCGCCGATCGCGCTTTCGTTTCCGCCGTCGTCGCCGATGATGGGAAAGATTTGCGCGCCGCCACCCGGGCATCTGGGATACGGCGGGTATTTTTTGAGTAGCCGATACTGTTGGGCGCCCTCTGGCGAATCAGCTTCGCCAAGAAACCCAAGCTGCTGGTATCGGTAGGAGTCGACGACGACGCTGATTGCCGTTCGACACGGAACCCGGCTCACGGTGACGCTTGTTTGGGTGAGCCCGCCCGTGTTCACGAAAAAGCCGGCGGCCGCGACGAGGTCGGTTTGCCGCACCGGGACGCCGACGCCTTCCCAGTGCAGATAGCAGAGGTCGGTTTTGTCAGGCCACCGATACGCTCCGCGTTCGTCAGCGGAGAGCAGGTAGCAGTTTTGATTCCCGGCCCCGTAGCCGTAGTAGTAGATGTCGGATCCGTTGACCCTCCAATCGAGCACGGCCCCATCGTCATCGACATCGACCACCGTGGCGACGGCGGGCGCGTGCGTTTCGACGGCGGGGGAAAGCGGTGTAAACGTGATCGAGTCGCCGATTGCGTACCCGGTCCCTCCGATGTCGACGCTGTTGGGGTGACAGATGACCCGCATGTATCCCGGGTAGTGCTTGGTTTTTGCGGCCTGATTGGTGATTGGGCTGCACGACCCTGGAACGAACTCCGGGTTTTGAAACCACGGCACAATCTCGAGCTCTTCGATGCCACCATCGTCGTCGACCTGCATCACCCGCAGTCGCTGGAAATACCGCTTCACGCCTAGGCCATCGACGGCGGGCGGCTCCCCGTACTTGTCGCGCCAGACGAGCGGCGACGCGCAGCCAACATCGAAGTCCGGGAATCCGACGTTGATTTCGCGCCCGGTGAGTTGCTGGATCCAGAACGGATCGAAGTCCACCTCGAACGATTCGCCGACTTCGTAGCCGGTCCCCTTTGCGATGATCTCGACGCCGCCGACCCTCCACCACACCGCCTGGGCGCCCTTGGCGGCTTGGTAGGTGTCAGGGCCGACGAGTCCGTAGTTCGCTCCGGGCGTCCAGTTGGCGCCGGGCACGAGCTCCAGCTTGAGCGTGGCCGTGTAGTTCTGCGTCAGAGAAATCGGGATCAGGTGGGGCCACACCGTCCCGTCCTGGGCGGTGCATTTGTGCTGCTCGCAGATCGTCACCGATCCAGTGGAGGCGTCCGGGAACCGCGGCCCGCATCGGTAGTCGATGCAAAACCACGACCCGGCTGGCGGGTTTTCTGGCGGATCATCGCTTACCGCGCACGACAAGCTAGGGACGATGTAGTCGTTGCATGCGACGGAGAACTCCCAGTTGCGGCGGCAGTAAACATCGAAGACTATCCGGGCTTCGATGTCGGCTTGCGTCGCGGGCGTCGAGCGGTTGACGGTGGCGACAAACTCCGGCCGCATGTCGCCTTTGATGCGGTGACAGACATAGGAGCTATTGTAGTCGTTGAGCCACGTTCGTCGTCCGGGATGCTGGGAGTGGCCGCCGGCGGGGCCGTAGACGATGCTGTCGACACCACCCGGCGGCGCTTCGCACAGCAGCTCGGTCTCCGGCTCGGTGCATTTTGCTGCGAACGCTGCGTCGGCGTTGAACCCAGTGACGTAGACCTGCCCCTCAAGGCCGGAGGCCGCAGTTTGCCCGGGGGGGCAGTTCTCGAACTGGTAGTCCGTGAACGGGATCATTTGCGGGAACGCGATCGCCGGCCACACGATGTCGTAGCACCCTAGGTAGATCGAGTCGCCCGACACCACCATCTTGGTTCCGTCCCATACCAGTTCGTATTCGACTTGGCACCCGAGCGCGTTCATCTCGTACGCGCACGAACGCGGGCCGATATACAGGTCGGCGTATCCTTGCGGCAGGGGCGCGGGTGCGCTTTCGCCGTAGATTCGCTGCACCCAGATGGACATACTGGTCCCGGCCCATCCTCCGGGCGTCGCGACGACCGTTTGCGGCGCGCAGCACCGCATTTCCGGGCAGCAGCAGTCGCTCGAGGTGTTGGTCAGGAACGCGGGCATCAGCACTCCGCGGAAAGTAGGAGCCACAGCTTTGAGTACGGCCGCATGATCGGCACGTCTTGGCCGTCGATGTTTTCGTAGCCGCCGGCCCAGTATTCGCCAGAGACATCCGACAGCGGCACGACCGCGCACCAGAGGAACGCATCGTTTCCGCTGCGCGTCGGGATGTACGAAAACAGGTTGAGTGTGACGGCGAGAACTTCCTCGCCGTCTGCGTCAAGCTCCGGCACCCAATCGTTCGGCGTGCTGGCGTTTGCCGGCTGGACGTATAACTTGACGAGCTTGACGTTGTCGGCCCCCGTCGCCCCGGGCTCGTTGTACCATGCGCCCGTGAACTGGCCGATTCGCATGGCCGGCGCGGACGCGCCGTCCCCGAGTCGCACCACACACCATTCGTCGCCTTCCGTTCCCTCGCGGTATAGGATGCGGGCGCTTCCGCTGTCAGATGACGCCAGCTTTTCCGTCTCTCCGTCTATCGCGTCGCAGTATTGATGCGTCGCGGAGTTGATCTGCACGCGAACCGCGCACACCCCCGAAATCCACGCGCGGCCGATCTTCCCGTCCGCGATCGGCTCGAGGCAGACCACGAACTTCCCGCGGTGATCCGGCAAGGCCGGCTCCACGCCGCGGAACGCGATCCGCGACTGAAACTCCGAAAGGTTTTCCGCGGCCGTGAATATCACACCGTCGATCCCAAGCACGCCGAACCGCGGCACGTCTGCCCCGGCTTCGTTCTTCACGAGCACGATGTCCGCGTCGCGGACGGCCCCGGCGATGCCGCCAGCGGCGACGGCGCTCGAGGCCCGATGGTCGCGGGCCACCTGGAGCATTTCGTTCCAGGCGTCCGCCGCGATCCGCAGCGGCTGGCCCGATTGCACCCGGCGGTAGGAGTCGCCGCTCATGCTTCGCCGATCCCCAGGTCTGCGAAGTCGGCGATCCGGTAGACCTGCTCGACGTAGGCCGCCACCGGCCGCTTGACGAGCGCTTTCGCGTCATCGTCGGCGGCGTCTTCGTAGCGCACCCAGAGGTATTCCCACCCCTTTTTGGCGTCGACCGTGAAGTCACCTACCGTTAGGTCGGTCGCGTTGGGCGACGCTGCGAACTTGAACGCGACTTCCCACTCGTCGACGCCTTTTTGCGACCCGCTTGCGCCGAGGAACAGCACTTCGCCGGCGGCAAACCCCTTGAACGCGTCGCTGTTGACGCAGCCGGTGAGGTTGCACAGGGTGAACTGATACGCGCGGGTCATGTCGGCGGCCGGCACCCTTTTTGTCTCGGTGAAGTTGAACACCGGGATCGTCACGTCGACGCCGTCGACGTTGTCGCCGTTGACGCCGATGGCGCCTTTGAAGTCGGGCGGGGGCGCGAAGGGCACTTCGACTTCCGGGTACACGCCGACCGTCGCGATCGACTGCGTCATGTGGAACGTGCCGCCGGCGGTCTCGAACGATCGCTGGCTTTCGTCTTCGTCCGCGTCGACGCCCTCGTAGGGCACGACGACATCCCACACGTTGCCGCCGAGGGGCGTGACAGAAATGGTTTTCCGTCGCAGGATCCGGCCCGTGCCGAACCCGGCGACCGACACGGGGGCCGTGTTGGCCGCAAGCGTCACGACCGCGGTTTCGCTGGACTCGTCGGTGACGATGTAGCGGAGCTCGCGCGTCGCTTCCTGGCCGGAAACGGCCTTCCCGCTCTCGAAGTGCTCGATAATCGTTCCGGGCATGGTTTCCTCAGTTGAAGGCCGGCAGAACGCCGCGATTCCAGGCTTCGAGTAGTCGCCGGGTGTTTTCCGCGGTCTGCTCGCCGGCACGGGCGGCCCGCTCGGCCAGCGAGTTGGCCCCGAGCCCTCGCACCGCCATGGCGTTGAACGTGCCGCGGCCTTCCAGCCGCTGCATTTCCATTCCGAGCCCGCCGCCAATCCCCTCGAGCTGCGGGCGTTGCTTGTCGGCGGCTTGCCGCTGGTCTTTTGCTTTGTTGCGGGCGGCGTTGAGCTCCGCGCGGGCGGCGGCGAGCTCGTCGTCGAGCGCGGCCATGTCGGCGTCGAACTGCTGCTGGCGGGCGTCGGCGTCGGCGGCTTGCCGGTTGTCGATGTCGGCTTGCTTGCGGCGGCGCTCACGCTCGATCTCTTCGGGCCGCATTTTGGAACGCTCTTCGGCGAACCGCTTGTCTTCTTCGAGCTTCGCGTCGGCCTGGGCGTTGGCGGCGTTCTGCTCTTCGTTGATGCGGTTGACTTCCGCGTTCACGTCGATGTCTTCGTCGAACAGCGCTTTCAGGTTGACCCACGCTTTGCGAATGAATCCGATGGACGTGTTCCACGCGTGCGTCATGTAGTTATTGAACGTCGCCCACGTCTGCCGCATCGTCTTCACGGTGTCGGGGAAGTTGGTTTCCATGTAGGCCAGCGCATCGGTCCAATAGCGCTGCATTTGGAAAAATCCCGCCATCCACACGTCGAGGAACGTCTTTTTGGCGCCGAGCCAGATGCCGTTCATCCAGTTCACGCCCTTCGTCCATTCCTGCTTCAGCGTGAGCCAAACGATCTTGCCGGCGAGCGCGAAGTCGCCGGTGGCGAGGGCGTCGGCGATTGCCCCCCACGACGCGATCGCTTCGTCTTTGAGCTCCACGAACTTTTCGCCGAGCCACGCGAGGGCCGCTTCGCCGAGCCCGGACGCGTAGAGCAGGTAGGCGCCGAGCGCGAGCACCCCGGCGATGACGGCGCCGATTGGCGTGAGCATGGCTGCGAGCACGGTCCCGAGCACCGAGACCGCGGAGGCCGCGATGCTGACGGCCGTGGACATCACGGCGAGCACGCTGCCGACTTTGGCGATCACGACACCGAGGAACCCGATGGCGGCCCCGGCCATGACGATCGCGACGCCGACGCCGAAAACCGTGGCGATCAGCTCGCGGTTGGCCCGTGCCCACTCGACCGCCCGCGCGGCCAGCCGGCCGAGGACGACGGCCTGCTCGGTCAGGGCCGGCAGCACCGCCCCGGCCACGGCGTTTCGGAACAATCCCAGTTGGGTCGTGAGCATGCGGATGGCCGCGAGATACCCCCGCGCGGCCTTGGCATCCTCGCCGCCCATCTGGTCGCCCATGGCGGCCATGGCATCCACCGCCGTGTGCGCCATGGCGACCAGCGGCGCGGTGATGGACGCACCGAGCGCCGCGATCTTGGCCCCCGTCCAGGCCATGCTGTCGCCGAAGTGCTGGAGCCGCTTGGCCGCTTCGTCGAGCCCCTTGCTCGCGAGGTCGCGGAGCGTCAGCTCGATATACGCTGCGCCGGCTCGGATGTCGGACGAGGATGCCATATTTCCACCTTGGATGCTGGGTCCACGAAGATCACCCGCAGGGCCGTGATTGGAGCCTTGCGGACCGGCTTTCGGGAAGCCGGAACGGCGAACGGATTGAAGTCGTCATCGGTGAACGGCGTGGGTCGCTTTTCGGCATTGCGGTGGCAGTTTGCCAACGTGCTGCACACCCGCGCCGTCCTATTCCACTCATCCTTTCTGCGAGCTTCGGCCATCCACACCAACTGCCGCAGCGTCAGGCCGCGGGGGTCGACACCGACGATTCCGGCAAGTTGCCAGACGAGTCTCCAGGCTCCGTCGGCGGTGACTCGGGGACGACGATCCCCTCGATCGTCGCCATCGCGTTTAGTTGCTCCGTCAGGTAGCGATCGAGCCGCGGATCGTCCAGCCGCTTCCGGCCCATCGCCGCCGCCCGCGTCCGCAGTTCCCGCGTCTTCGCCACCATCGCCCAGAACAGGTCGCGGCGGGACGGATGGGAAAAAAAACGGATGGCCTCGAGCAGCGCCTCCTCTCCGGCGGCCAGCGAGTCGCCCCCCATGCTTTCGCCGAACTGCACGTCGGTCAGGCCGCGGGCGTCCGCTTCCGGCTTGCACGCGCAGTAGAGCACGTTGCACAGCATGACCGGGTCGTGCATCAGCTTGGGCACGAGGTCGCCCTCGATCGCCTGCATGAGGTCCACGCCGAGCATTTCCCGGACCCGCGTGACGGTGCCGACCGTGATCGACACCGTCCACGCGCGTCCGGCATGGTCGGAGAACGTGAAGGCCGTTGGCTTCGTGTTTTCCGTGCTCATGGATCAGGTTCCCGCCACGACGAACCACGTCGGCACGACCGGCACCGCCGGGGTGCCCGTCGTCGCGGGCGTGGGCTTGCAGCTCACGTCGTATTCGACGGCGGACTCGAGGGCTTGGTTGTCCTGGAACTGGAACACTTCGCAAGTGGCCCGCAGACCCTGGACGCCTGCGGTACCGATCGGGCCGTTGAGCGCGAGGAGCTCGATTGGCGTGTTGTTGACGTAGGACGACAGCAGCGCGGTGAAGTCGTCGTCGCCGTCGAGCTGCACCAGCTTGAAGTCGATGCTTGCGTCCTTGAGCGTGCCCTTGCGGGTCTTCCACGCCGTTCCGCGGCGCGAGGTGTCGGCCTCGCCCTTGGTCATCGGGACCGTGACATCCTTGGCGTTGACGATTTCGTTCCACACCGGCACGGCGTAGGTGCCCGTGTTTCGGTAGAGTTTGCATTCGAGACCGATCCGAGTCATGCGATCCTCCGTGAAAAAAAGGGGTCAGCGGACGCTGTTCGCCCAGATGGCGGGCAGTCTGTCGAGGTTGTTCATGAGGGCCGGCCCCATGAAAGGACGTTTGGGGTAGGTGGCGGCGATGCCGCCGGCGAGCGAGGCACGAATGCGGCGCTTTTCGGCTTGGTCGCGGGCCTTTTTGGTCTTGCCGAACGCTTCGCCGGGCGCGGTTTCGATGTAGCGCTCGCTTTTTTCGACCTGCGCTTCGCTCGTGAACTTGATGTAGGCGGTTCCGGCGGCGTCGCCGATCGGGCCGTGGCCGCCGACGTGCAGTCGCCAGTTGGTGCCGGCGGCGAGCAGCTGCTCGCGAGTCTTGCCGCGGAGGCTTCGTGGCCGCTGTTGCCCGCCATGCTCGTGAGCGCGTGCCACGTCCGATATCATGCTGGCCGCCGGGCCGATGACGACGGTATGGTCGCCCTCGACGGCGTAGAGGATCGACCGCTTGAGCGCCCCTTGCCGCGTGTGCGGCGGCTTCCCGGGATCGCTCGACGCCTTCCGGGTGCGGATCAGCCGCTGCGCGGCCAGCCGCAGCCCGGCGCCGGCGTGGCCCAGATTCTTGAACGTGGCCCGCCGGGCCGCGTCGCGAACGCGCTTCGTGTTGTTTTCGACGGCGACGATCACAGTCGGCCCCCGGCGGTGCCCATTCGGTTGATGATTTCCCGCTGGCCTTCGGCCAGCTCTTGCATCGCTTCGGCTTGCCGGTCCTGGCTTTCGGCGATCACTTCGAGCGTGCTGGCCATGCCGTCGAGAAACTCGACGTGGCTTTCGACGACCGGCACCAGCACGGTCGCGTGGATGGCTTGCGACGCTTCGCGGAGCATCCAGAGCAGCACCGCGAGCACCACGAACGGCACCCCGAACTTGCTCGCGGCCTCCCATATTTCGCGTTGCTGCTGCGTCACTTGTCCGCCTCCCGCCGCTTGTTCCACCACCGGATCACGAGCGCCTGCACGATCGCGGAGATGGCCCACGACAGTAGGAATGTCGTGAACGCGAATCCGCATTGCTGTTCGTAGCGATCCCGCACCCGCTTGGCCGTCCGGGCGACGAGTCGGCGGTGCGGCTCCGTCTCGAGCCGGCACGCGGCCATCTGCTCGTCGTCCGGCATTTCGGCGAGGGCGACGCGGACGATGGAGTCACACGCCAGCCGGCCGAGCACCGCCCGGCGCACGGGCGTCTTGGCGAGGGCGGCCCAGGCGTAGTCGCGGGCGTCGGCGAGCTCGTGCATTCGCGTCATCGCTTCGCGCACCTCCCATCCGGGCAGGTGTCGGGCCAGTGGACGGCGGCGAGGAATGCCCGCAGCCGCGTGGAGCACGGGCCGATCGTGTGGCCGCTGCGGGTGCCGAACAGCACTCCGGCGAGCTCGCCCCGGGCGTCGAAGATCGGGCCGCCGGAGTCGCCCTGCCGCGCCGTGGCCTGGAGCTCGACGAACTGCTCGGGGTGTTCGTTCGTGGGCGACGCGTACTGGGTGACGGGGCCGCGTTGCTCGCGGTAGCGGTAGGGGGGCGGTCCATAGCCGGCGATGGTCAGCGGCTCGCCGATCCGGGGGGCCGTTGCGGCGATGGTCACGGGCGTGGCCGACGGTCGGGCGACGACGAGCGCCGCCAGATCCCATGCGTCATCGGACGCGACGACCCGGGCCGGGCTTTTGGAGCCGTCCGGCCAGTAGACGCGAACGTCGTGGCGGCTCCCGCGGACGACGTGCCAGTTGGTCAGCACGATGGCCTGCGTTCCGCTGGCCGCCACCAGCACCCCGGATCCGCAGCTCAGGCTTGGCCCGGTCGCGGACTCGATTCGGGCGACGACCGGCCGGGGTCGGCCGCGGACCGGCGGCGCCGGCTCGGCCTGGATGGGCAGCGCCCGCATCATCGCCGGCTCGGGGTCCGGCTCGGGGGCCGCGGCGGCGATGCCGGGGGCCGGCGGCATGTCGGGCGTGGTGCCGGTCCCTTCGCAGATCGGGCATGCGTAGAGCACCGGGCCGGGGCCGACGACGCGGTGGCCGTCGCAGTTGGAGCACGGGGCCGCCGCGGCGGTGGCGGCGAACAGCATCGCGAGCAGGGTAAAGAATCTCATGGGTTGCCTCCGGCGGGGTGCATCCAATCGTCGGGCGTGGTCATCGACACGATGGCGAACGATCCACGCCATGCCGATCGGGCGGTCCGCTCGGAGTCGTAGCGGATGATGTCGTAGGAGTCGGGGTAGGCCATCAGCTTTTTGGCGGCGTTCCACCGCGCCCACGGCACCGCGTGGCCGTTGCGGCCGACGCTGACGACGAGTCCGTGGAGCACGCAGCACACGGCCTGCTCGTAGCTTTCCGGGAAGATCACCTCCAGCGGGCGGAAGTGCGCGGCCGTTTCTTGCCAGCCGTCCGGGAACTTCGACACCCGCAGCCAGCGGCCGCTGGCCTGATTCATGCCGCCGCGGCCGGCTGTGCCGGCGATCGCATGCCGGAAGCCGTAGTCGCGGGGCTGGATCGTCTCTGGCAGCATGCCGCGGCGGGCGGCGATTTCGAGCACGCGGCGGACGTTGGCGCCGCCCCACTGGTCGGGGTTCGCTTCGGCATAGACACTGAGCGGCGACAGCCACACCGATCCGTAGAGGGCCGACTCGGGGTAGCGTGCATCCTTCCGCGGCCCGTCGGGGTAGCTGACGCCCCTTGCCCGGTTGCGGGCCGCCTCCGCGTTGGCGCGGAGACTGTGGCAGGTGCATTCATGGGTGCCAGGTCGGCCGCCTCCGGCCCCCTGGTTCGTGAAGCGGTCGATGTAGTTGAGACCCCACGCGTTTGCCGCGTCGTTCGCGCGTGCCCGGTCGGCCCACTCGCGCGGCTCGATCCAGAGCGCGTCCGGGAAGTCGCGAGCGGCGTTGCCGCACGCGTCGCGCAGGGCGTCGGTAGTGTCCTCGGCGGCGAGGTGGTCGGGGTAGCCGTCGTGCTCCACGGGGAACACGTCGATCAGCCGCGGGTCGATGTCGTCGAACGCGTTCACGGCACGGCCTCCATGACGGCGTCTTCGCTGGCGGGGGCCGGCGTCACGCGGAGCACGGTTTGGCCGGCCATGGCGACGAGGGCCGGCAGACCGGCCTTGCGGGCGGCGTCGAGCGCGGTGCGGTACTGCTCGGGAACGTCGCCGGTCCCGTCGGTCGCGTCGGCCTCGAAAATCGTGGCGACGACCCGCCGCTCGCGGTTGAGTCGGTCTACCGCCCGTGTGACGTGGGGCGGCACGCCGTGGTCATCCTTTTCCCAGACGTACACGGCGGCCGTCGACGCTGTGGCCGGGGCCGGCGACACGGTCGGCCACGGCCTCCACGACAGCACGGCCTCCGGCAGCGTCGGCACGCCGAAGAGCAGCACCAGACCGGCGGCGAGTAGCACGAACGGCTTCACGGCGTGGGCACCCCCGGCTTGAGCAGCTCGTCGAGCAACTTTTGGCAGACCGCCACGGCGTCGGTCTTGCCGGCGTCGCGCAGCCGTGCGGCAAGGTCGATGACGAGTCGCAGGTCATCGACCGGCGCCCGCTCGGCCGTCTTGCCCCACGGCAGACGGAGGGTCTTGGCCCGCTGGGCGAGCAGCACGACCGCGTATCCGACGAGTCCGATGCCGACGAGCACTTGGAGCAGATTCTGGGTCATGCCCGGCCCTCCGCGGAGACGACCGTGTCGGCCTGGGCGACGAGGAACCGCACGAAGCCCTCGCCCTCGGGCGTCTTGGCGATCGCGGTGACGTGCGACACGAGCTCGTCGTCGAGCTTGGTCGCGGTCTTCGACGCGAGCCACTCCAGGGCGTCGACGACGACCAGCACCCGGCGGTGCGGGTCGACTTCGGACAGATACCGCTGGCCGTATCCGAGCAGCGGCGCCCACTCGTTGAGTAGCCGAATCTGTTCCCATAGCGACATGACGGGCGACATGGATTCCTCCGGGTTATCGATGCACTAGGTAGGTGAACGTCAGCACGCTCGTGAAAAGCCGCTTTTCCCGCATGTGCTCGGCGGCGTAGATCGGTTCGTTGGCCATCCGCACCCACGACGCGGGCACGGTCGGCATGCCCAATCGGGTCAGGTGGTCGGCGATTTCCTCGACCAGCTGCATCAGCGGATCCACGTCGGCGGGGGTGCCGTAGGGCACTTTCCGCTGTACGGCCACGTCGACGAGCACCTCGTGCGCGGCGCGGCTGCGCGTGGCGTTGGTCAGCGCGACCGATCGCGGCATGACCGTCACCTGCACGCCGTCGAGTTCTTTCAGGTCGAAGTGCGGGACGTACTTTCGCGACGCCGTGAGCGGCATGGAAAACACCTGCCCGGCGATGGCGGCGACGACGGCGTCGGCGAGCTCGACGATCACTGCGGGCATCGCTGCTCCTCTTCGCCGATGAGCTTGGTGTGGATGCGCAGCGTTTGCCGGAATGGGTCGGAGTATCGGTAGTGCGCTTGCTGTCCGCCGATCGGCAGCACTTCATAGACGAACGTGCTGCCGCATTGGCGCTCCTCGATCCGGTCGCCCGGCTCGGGCAGGGTGACGATGCCGTCGATCGCGAGGTCGAGAGCCCGGATCAGGAAGTCGCGGGATTCGGCCCGCGTCACGATCCCGTAGCCGTCGTCCTGCTGGTACTCGGTGCGGCCGATCGTGGCCTGGAGCGACACGGCGCGGTCGTCGCGCCGGTAGACGACTTCGCTGGTGGCGACGGCGTGCCGCTTGGCCTCGAGAAACCGCGACGCGGCGCGAAAGATGTCGGTCGGCATGGTCAGAGCGTCGCCGCCTCCCTGTTTTTGGCAGGCATTACAAAGAGTTTGCCGTGTAGTCGTTTGAGATTTGCGACGCCTCGACGTATGCGTGCCAGATGATCGTGGTCCCAGCGACGCCGGTCACTT